GGGGGGGGGGGGGGGGGGGGGGGGGGGGGGGGGGGGGGGAGGGGCCGCCTCGCGGTTCTCGGGCCTCACGTCGCGCTGCACGACGTCGGCCGGCGAGCCTGCCTCGAGCCAGCGGTTCAGGATCTCGGCGACCTCGCGGCCCGGCCTTGGGAACACCTGGCCCGCGAGCGGCGAGCAGCGCGTCTTGCCCACGAGCAGCATGTTGTCCGGCGTCATGTCGCCGACGACGTCGAACTCGTACTCGAGCCCCGCGCGCTGCACCGGCTGCAGGCCGACCTTCTTGGGGACCTGCTTGCCGCGCTCGTTCGCCTCGACGACGTACGCCGTCTTCACGCGCATCGTCACGATGACGTGCATCGGCGCGCGCAGGATCGCGTCGACCATCGCGTTCTGAAGCGGGGTGACCTCGCCCCACGCGTTGAACTCGTTGTGGTTGCCCGAACGCGCCGTCGCGACGTCGAGGAGCTCCAGGGCGCCCCCCTTGCCGACCCAGGCGTGCGACAGCGAGTCGATGATGAGCGTGCCGTAGCCGGCGCGCGCGGCCTCGGCGATCGCGTCGATGTACTGCTGCGGCGAGAAGCTCTCGAGCTCGAGGACGTCGAACTCCGGGAGCATCGGGTCGCCGGCGTACTTCGACGCGCTCCCGCGCTCGGTGTCGATGAGGGCCACCGGGCCCGTGAGGTGGCGCGCGATCGCGAGCGCCGTGTAGGTTTTGCCGCTGCCGCTGGGGCCCACGAGGGCCATTCGAAGACGGGCGCTGCGCTTGGTAGCGCGCGCGAAACGAGAGCTGGTAGACGTGGACATGGGTACCGGGCCTTTCCAAGAAGGTTCGGGATCAAGTCCTCTGCGCGCTGGTGACACAGCGCGCGGAGGGCGACTTCGATGGGGGACTAGCGAGACTTCTTCGCGGGCGCGCGCCGCGGCGCGCCGAACTTCTCCTCGTAGTGTTGCCGAATCCAACGGCGAACTAGAACCGCGAGCGCTTCGCCTTCGGCTCTGGCGAGCTCGTCGAGCATCCCGCGCTCGTCCTCCGTGAGGCGAATCTGCACGGGCAGGGCTCGTGTGCGAACAACCATGTTGCCATTGTGGATCGATTGGCATGACACGTCAAGGCCGATTCGGTGCGCTCAACGCGACCAGGACGATCGCGAGCGCGAGGAGCGCGCCGGCGAGGAGCACGAGCGACGGGTCGTCGGTCACAGAATCCCCTCGTGCGTGAACGAGGGCACCGGGTCGTCTCCGAGGCAGACGAAGAGGTGCAGGCAGAACGCGTGCTGATTCACGTACTCGCTGTCGCGCGGGATGACCTGAATCGCCTGGCGCTCGGGTCCCGCGAGCACTTTTTTGACGAGCTTCAGGTCCTCCCACGAGGGCAATCGGTTGCGACGCGCGACCGACAGGTGCAGCCATTCGCGGCCGCCGTGCTGTTCGACGCCGGCGATGACCGACATGGGGCCGTCCGGGCGCGAGACGAGCCACATCCGCTGCGTCACGGTATGGGTCCTCTCGGACCACGCCGCCGGAAGAACCGTGGGCAGCACGCCGGCGAGGTCGCGCCGATACGGAGTTTCCGCCTCGGCCTCTTCGATCGACTCGAAACGTTCGTCGGTCACGGTGCTCTCTCTGAGCCGCGTTCACGCGGCGCGATGTGGACGGTGAGGCGCTCGACGGAGATCGCGTCGCCGGCGCGAAGGCGGAGCGCGGCGAGGAACGCGCTCCGCTCGCGCGCGGTCTCGACGACGATGGTGACGTCCTCGCCGACGAGGAGGTCCTCGATGACGACGTCGAGGTGCTCGGGGTCGGTGAGATTCATTCCTTCCGCTCCCGCGCTTCGCGCTCGGCGACGATCCCCTCGAGCGAGCACCCCGGGCAGTACTCGCCGCGCGGGCGTCCGTGGCTGCAGAGCGCCGGCGCCGGCGAATCCTCACGAGGCTTTCCGATGAGCGCTCGAATCTCGTAGGCGAGGCGCCAGCAAACGTTCGCCTGATACCTCGTCTCCTCGCGGCCAGTGAACTTCTCGCGCTCGCGATCACACAGCTTCGCCGCGTCCTCGAGAGCCTGGTCACGTTCCGTGCGACTCACAGCCCCCTCCCGCGAAACAGCGCCGCCTCGATCGCGCGCGCCTCCTCGAGCGTCGGCGGCGCGTCGCTCTCGAGGTCATCGGCGAGCGCGCGCGCCCGGGCGATGTCCTCCTGCATGCGCCCGATGAGCGCCTCGTCGGCCGCCGCGCGGAAGCGCAGACGCGCGGCGATCTTCCCGCGCTCGGCGGCGAGGTCCACGGGAGGCGCGGGCTCGAGGCCGCTCCGGGCGACCCAGTCGTCCTTCACGGCGCGCATCGCCTCGACGTCGACGTCGGAGACGAAGGGGAGGGCACGGGCGAGGCGCCTCATCGCTGCGTGCTCCCGTCCCAGCCCGGCCCGCGGGTGCTCGGCTTCGTTTCGCGCGGCCACCGCGCCTTGTTCCAGCGGTGGTAGGCGATGCCCAGCGGCGCGATGAGCGAACCGTACGGTTCAGGGCCTCCGCGGCCGCTGTCCACGTAGCAGAACCCGCGATGGGCGAGCGTCATGACGATCGCAGGAACGTCCTCGGTGTCGAAGGGCGGCGGGTCGTCGCGTGTCCAGCCGCCCGTGTCGACCATGTGCTCGAGCACGGACCACTCGCGCGGCGAGAGAGGGCGCATGTCGACGCGGCTCATCCCGTCCTCCGCTCGGGCACGTGCTCGAGCTTCTCCTCGAGGAAAAGATCGAGCAGCGGGTGCCCCGCCATCCCCGTCGCGATGACGACCAGCGCGAAGACAGCGTCGGCCTTCGCGCGATCGCCGTTGGCGCGGAGCTCGCGCATCACCTCGACGCACGTGTGCGCGTCGCGCGTGATCTCGCGCCGCTTCTCCTCGAGCTCGAGCTCCGTCATCACGACGCGGCCCCCACGCGCAGCGCCTCGCGCGCGCCCGCGGCGCACGTCGAGCAGCTCCAGCTCCCGCGCGGGTTCTCGACCCAGCCGAGCCGGCTGGCGACGCCGTAGAGCGCAGTCGCGCGCTCCTTCGCGCCGTTGAACAGCGAGAGCATGCCCTGCAGGCGCAGGGTCTTTCGGCAGGCGGCGCAGCGGATCATTGCGCGCCTCCCGCGGCAGCGAGCTTTTGCTCCGCGCGAAGCGCGCGCCGGCCGCCATGCGGCAAGCCGTACTTCGGGTGCGTGAGCGCGCGGCGCACCTGATCGGCCGACACGTCGAGCGCCAGCATGATCTGCAGATCCGTGAGCCCTTCGCGCGCGAGCTCGACGACCCGAATCAGGCGCGCGCGGTAGACCTCGAGGGGGATGCCGCGCGCCGTGCTCGCGGGACGGCTGCGCCGCGTGCACGGGTGCGGCTCGTGCGACCAGCACACGAACTGCGCGCATGTCGCGCACCACGAAGCGCGGGAGCAGGTCGCGGCGCAGACGGCGCACGCGCCGGTCGCGGGAATGTCGTTCGACGGGTGATGCATGATTCAGGTCTCCTTGGCCTCGAGGGCCGCGAGCGATTCGGTGATGCGGACGCGACGCGCGCGGAGCGCGTTGGTCGCGTCGAAGTCGAAGCGGGGGTTCACGAGTCCTTCGCTTTCGCGCGAAGCTCCGCGAGCTCCGCGTCGGCGTCCTGGTGGTCGCGGAGTAGCTCCGGCTCGCGCGGCGAACCGAATGCTGCGAGCCAAGCCTCGCGCGTCCGGTCGAAACGCGCCGTCGCGGCCGCGATCGCCTCGGCGAGGTGAACCGCAATCGCCGCCTTCTGGCGGACGATTTGCACGGTCACCGCGCCGTCGGCGTCGGCGCCTTTCTTCGCGAGCCGCGCCGCGGCGGCTTCCCGCTCCGCCGCGAGATCAGCCACCGCCTTCGCGAGTTTTCGCGCGAGCGCGATCAGCGGTTCGATGCGCTGGTCGGTCGCGAACACCCACGCGGCCTCGCGCCGACGGCCGACGTTGTACTCGCTGTCCGCGCAGCCCGAGGAGGCCTCGGCGAGGTCGGAGACGGTCCACCCGCGCGCGAGCGCGCCGGCGATGATCGCGAGCGCCATCTCACGCTGGCGGCCGACGGGGCGCGGGAGCTTCGTGAGCCGACAGTGCGTTTCGAGCACTTCGCTTGTTTCCGCCGAGGGCAACGCTGTGAGGGGCACGACGTCCGCAAGCTCGACGGGCACGGCATCGCGCACGACGCGAGGCGAGGGCGACCCCCCTCCCTCGAAGCTCTTCGGGCGTGCCGCGTTGGTCGCGCTTGCGAAGCCGCTGGGCGTCTCCACGGGCGTCGGGCGCGCGACTGCGCGCGTAGGCTCTGTCGCTTGTGTGGCTGCCGTCGGCGACGTTGGTGCCGGCGCTGGAGGGGTAGAACTTGGTTCGACGGACTGACGAGCGAGAGCCGCCGAAGGCGCGCGAGCGAGCGAGGTCCTGTCGAACCGGTGAGCCGAAGGCGAATCCGCCTCGACCAAACCGCGGATCCCGGAAGAGCAGGAGGAGAGATCTTTAAGATCTAAGATCGGTCTAGGGAGCGGGTTCTCACAACTGTGAGGATCCGCGGTTTGGTGGAATTCGCGGGAACCCCGGTTTTCTTCGAGCGGACCGCGGATCCTCACGGGACCGCGGATCCTCACAAGCTCCGCATCGACGTTGCCCGCGACGACAGGGCTTGTTTCTTCGAGCGGACCGCGGGTTCTCACAACGAAACTCGCGCCTGAACGCTTGAGCGCCATCCGCGCCTGGCGCGTGCTCCTGACCAGGAGCCGCGTGCGCGCGCCGCCGTGGTGCCAGAGGCAGCCCGGACACGACGGCACGACCTTGCCGCGCGGGCCTTCCGTCCACGTGACGCGCCGCCGGCAGCGGTCGACGCGCGGGTCCGACGGCTCGAGCTGCTCGTGCTCGACGATGCGGTACGCGACGAGATCTTCGAGCCCGCGGTAGTACGACGCCGAGGAGATACCGGCGAGGTTCATGAGGTGCTGGTAGGGCGAGCCGCACCAGAGGCTCTTCCAGTCGGTGCCGCTCTCGGGGTGCAGATACGCGAGCCAAAGGCGCACGGCCGACTCGCGGATCGGAATGCGCGTGCCGGGGCGCAGGAGCTCCTCGAGGAGGCGCACGAGGTTCGTGCGGGCATCTTTCGAGATGCGCTCCCCAAGCTCGCCCTGGGCGCCCCAGCGGCTCGCGGGGGCCTTGGGCTTCGGTTGTTCGTGGGAGGCGGGGTTCGGTGTTGGTGATGCATCGTGGTGCCGAAGGGGTTCGCTCACGAGAGAACTGCTCCGGGAGCGCGACCCGCGCGCTCCGTCTGAAGGGGGTCCTGAGGACCGGCGCGCCTCGACCGCGAGCTCGCTTGGTGCGGAACTCGTCGGCCCGAGACCGGTCCAGGTCGGCCGGCGTGCGATTCAGTCGAGCGCGGTTTCGCTACGTGCGTGCGACGCCAGGTCGCGCGCCGTGCGGTGCGGATGGCACTTTCGAATCAGCTCGACGAATTCGCACACGTCTAGCGTGCTGCGTCCTGGACGCAGTGCTGACCGCGGCCTAGATTCGGAGCGTCAAAAGCGACGGAACGAGCCTGCCAGCTCGCGCTCGCGCTTTTCTCGCGCCGAATCGGCGCACCCACGTCGGTCGGGGCTTCAGTGTAGCCAACACCTTCCCGGCCGCGTGGGCCTCTGTCCGCTCCTCCGATAAGAGGGAGTCCGGTCGTCCTACGACCGCGACCCTCTACCGGCGGATGCGTTGTTCATTTGGAACGCACCTCCTCTCCGTCAGCGACGAGCCTTTCCTGGAACGCAACGATGCAAGCTACACGCGTGGCTTCGCACGCGGGAGTATCTGTGCTGGCGACCGGCTCCCACACGCGTTCGCGCTTGATCGTCAGCGGCGAACCGGTGCAGGGGGCGAGCATCAGGCGACCTGTCTCGCGATGAGTCCGACGAGTCGTCGGATCTCGTTGTCGTCGCGCGCGGGGAACTTCCCGCGCTTGGCGAGGATGCGCTGCATGGCCTGCAGCGCGAGCTCAGGAGGGAGCTCCTTGCCGATGTAGACGCAGCGCTGGCGCCCGTCGGCCTGCTGCCACTTGGCGTACCAGTAGGGGCCGTGCGCCTGCTTCTTCCCCTCGCAAACGGTGCAGCCCGGGTTCGTGCAGCACGTCGCGATGCGCTGGATCGCCGCGTTCGGCGGGATCACGGGGAGGGGTTTGCGCACACGCGGCACGGACCCTGGTCTCTAACTTAAGTGGTCCGCCGTCAAGTTCGATGGAGGGGCCACGTGCGCGCGCGGCGCCTCCGCCGCCGTCGCCGGCGTCGCGCAACGCCCTCAAACCAGAGCGCGGCGCGGCTCCGTTTCGCGAGCGGATGTGCCCGATCGTAGGCGCGCTTCAAGTGGCGGACGGACACGTGCGTGTAGAGCTGCGTGGTGCGGAGAGTCTCGTGGCCGAGCATCAACTGGATGGAGCGGAGGTCGGCGTGCCCCTCGAGGAGATGCGTCGCGAACGCGTGCCGGAGCGCGTGCGGGTGCATCCACCGCGCGCCGACCCGGCGCCCCCAGTGCCTCACGACGTGATGGATCGCGCGGCTCGACATGCGCGCGCCGCGAATCGAGACGAAGAGCGCCGAGGCGTGCACGCCGCCCGCCTGCGCGCGGACCGCCCGCGCGAGCAGCCACGCGGAGAGGGCCTCCCGGCATTTGCTGCCGAAGGGCACGAGCCGCTCCTTCTGCCCTTTGCCCATGACCTTAACGACGCAGTCGACGAAGCACACGTCGGCGACGTCGAGGCCCGCGAGCTCGGAGACGCGGAGGCCCGACGAGTAGAGCAGCTCGAGGAGCGCGCGATCGCGCGTGCGGGTGAAGCGCTGGAGCGGGTCGAGCTCGGGCTCGAGCTTCGGCGCTTCGACGAGATCGGTCGCGAGCGCGACGTCGGGCACGCGCGGGATGGAGCGCACGACGCGCGGGAGCGCGAGACCGTCGGCCGGCGCCGACTCGATCATCCCGAGGCGAAGGAGCCACCGCATCCACGAGCGCACCGCGTGGATGGCGCGCGCCTGCGAGCTCGGCTTGTGCTTCTCGCGGAAGTCGCGCACCCAGCCGCGCAGCATCGGCAGATCGATCGCCCGCACGTCGACGGCGCCTTCGGGCGCGTGCACGAGCAGCCACGCGCGGAGATTGGCGAGGTCGGCGCGGTACGCGCGGCGCGTGCAGGGCGAAGAGGTGAGCTCGAGGTGCATCATCCAGCACGCGACCGTGCGTTCGAGGGCGAGAGCCCCGAGCGCGCGAGCGCGGGGGGCGGGGGACGAGGCAGCCTCGAACGGAAGAGGAAGCGTAGCCACGGAGGAAGGCGCCGGACCCTAGTCAGCCCGCGCGGGCGGAGTCACCGCGCGAAGTGCTTCCGGAAGGCCGGTAATAGGCCCGGTTGTCCGATAAGAGCCAGGTCGCCGCGAAGAACTAACGCGACCGCTTCACCATTGCCGTGAATCCGTACGACCGTACGAGCGTCCGGTCGTACGTCCGGACGTCCGTACGCTTTCCATGGAGATCGCGATGCCGTAGGGTGCGCGCCCATGCTGACCATCGCAGTGCTGAATCAGAAGGGCGGCGCGGGGAAGACGACCTGCGCGACCAACCTCGCGGCGGCCGCGCACCTGTCGGGCAAGCGCACGCTGCTCATCGACATGGACGCGCAGAGCTCGGCCTTCGACTGGGGCAACACGCGCCCCGAGGGCTCGCGCCTCGAGGGGCTCACGGTCACGAAGAACGACTGCGCGATCCGGCTCCCGCACTTCCGCGAGCTCGCGCGCGGCTACGACGTCATCATCCTCGACGGCCCCCCGCGGCTCGGGGACGTGACGCGCTCGGCGGCGATCGCGGCCGACGTCGTCCTCATCCCGATGCGCGCGAGCGCGTTCGACATGTGGGCATGCGCCGAGACCTTGAAGCTCCTCGACTCGGCCGACGGCACGCGCGAGGAGATCCACAAGCGGCCCGTGCGGCGGGTCTTCGCCCTGAACAGCGCCGTCCGGCGCACGGGCGTTCTGCGCGCCGGCGAGCGCGCGCTCGCCGACCACCACGTGGCCGGGTCGCTCGGGCACCGGGTGGCGTTCTCGGAGGCGGTCGCCGCCGGCGAGAGCGTCCTCACGCTCGAGGAGAAGGGCGAGGCCGCGCGGGAAGTGCGCCGCCTCTGGCGCGCGATCGCGTCGAAGGGGAGGTCCTGATGGCGAAGAAGACGACGCCGGCGCTCGCGCTCGTGCGGCCGGAGCGCTCGGTCGCCGCGGCGAAGGCGGAGGGCGATCACGCGCGCATCCTCTGCGACGTGCCGCGGTCGGTCTACGTGGCTCTCCAGGTGCGCCTGCTCGAGCGGCGCCTCAGCATGAAGGCCTACCTGCTCGAGCGGCTGAAGGCGGACGGCATCGGGTGAAGCTCGCCGTCGGCGCCCGGCTCGAGCTCGAGCTCGTCGACCCGGCCCGGAACGCCCGCCGGCGCTACGCGATGTCGGTCGCGCGGGACCCGCAGCTCCGCCTCGACGGCGAGAAGCCGGGGCTCGTCCTGGTCGTCGCCCGGGGGCGCCTCGGGGGACGCGTCCTCGTCCGGCGGGAGGCCTTCGGGGAGCTCGCGGCGCTCGAGCGGCGGTGGCGGGAGCTCGCCCTTCGCCGGCGCCGGCACGGGTACGTGGAGGTGGGGTCCCTAGCGTTGCCGGCGTGAACATCGGATCGCGGCCTCGGCGGGCGTCAACATCGGGACCGCGGCGTTGACGCGCGTCGGGGCCAAATCGAAGGGCGTCAACGGGCCCGTTGACGTGTCACCGGGGGCCGCGTTGACGGCTGACCCGTCAGGGAACGAACGTCTCCTGACGCCGCAAAAACCCGATGGAAAGCCCCTGTTCGTGGCCTACGCCCGGGTCAGCACGGAGAAGCAGGCCGACCACGGGGTCTCCCTGGACGCCCAGACGGCGAAGTTCCGGGGGTTCGCGGACGCCAAGGACTTCCGGCTCGCGAAGGTCGAGTGGGACGCCCTCTCCGGCAAGGACACGAACCGCCCCGGCCTGCAGCGCGCGCTCGCCATGCTCGAGCGCGGCGAGGCCGTGGGGCTCGTCGTCCACAAGCTCGATCGCCTGACGCGCGACGTCGGCGACTTCGAGGACCTCCTCGAGCGCTACTTCCGCAAGGGGGGCTTTCAGCTCCTCAGCATCAGCGACTCGATCGACACGCGCACCGCGAACGGCCGCTTCCAGCTTCGGATTCAGATGGCGATGGCCGAATGGGAGCGCGAGACGATCGCCGAGCGCACGAAGGACGCGCTCGCTTTCGCGCGCACGCAAGGGGGCGGAACGCCGCGCGTCGACGGCGCCGCGGCCGCGCGCATCCGCGAGCTCGCGGCGGGCGGCGTCTCGCTCCGCGGCATCGCGCGCGCGCTCACGGACGAGGGGGTCCCGACGCTCAAGGGAGGTAAGTGGGCGGCGGAAACTGTAAGGAAAGTGCTGGATCGCCCGTCAGATTTGACGTCGAAGTAGATGCGCGGCGGTAGCATGTCTGAGATGGGCGAAGTCGGCCGTTTTGACTTCGACCTGTTCCGCGCGTACCGGCGCGCTCCACGTCGCAACGCGCTCTTCCTGAACCGGCTCATTCGCGAGAACGAGCCCCTGCTCAAGGTGCTGACGGCGCAGCTCATGGGACGTCCTCCAAAAGACGCGCACGCGCGCACGATGCGGAACCGCCTGCGCGTTCCGTACGCGGAGGATCTGCCATGGGAAGAAGCGCTCAACGCCGCGCGCGTGGCGCTCCTCAAAGCGCTCCGCCCCGGCGGCTTCAATCCCGCGAAAGGGAAGCTGTCCTGGTACCTCAAACTCAAGATCCGCCACGAGCTGCAGGAGCTCGTGCAGCGCGAGTCACTCGTGAAGATCGGGCGCGACCAGGCGCCGGCGTCGGCCGAGTACTACGAGGACGAGGACCACCTCGGTCGGCTCACGCGCGATGCGCTCGAGGGCCTCGACCAGGTCGACGGCGAGGACCTCGACGACGTCGTCACCGTCGAGCAGCTCGAGGACGCGATCGACATCCGGCTCAGCGTCGCGGAGCCCGAGCCGCCGCCCCCACCGCGCGACCTTCGGCCCGCGCTCGTCGTGCTCCTGGAGGAGCACCTCCGCTTCGCGCGGCTGGCGCGCGCGCCGGCGAGCGCGGTACACGGACGGCTCGAGACGCTCGCGCGATCGCGCGGCGAATACATCGCGCGCGGCGCGCTCGCGCGCGCGCTGCTCGAGCGCAACGTCCCACGCATCACGATGCGCGTGGCGTGGTCCTCAAGCCCGGTCGAGGCCTTCGCCGGCATCGCCCTACAAGCCACCTCACGTGCCCCCCTACGACAGACCCCGACGGAGGCCCTACAGGATGAAGCGAGGAATCCCAGGCGATTCCTAGCTTCCGGACACGGAGGCTGACATGGCAACAAGCGGTAAGAAGACGCGGCAACGGTCGGACAGAATGCGGGAAGCGGACGCGCAGGCTGACTCTCCGGCCTCGCAGACTCGGATTCCCGTACACACGCCGCTCAAGCTCACGGGCCGGGAGATGCTTCGGCTCGCTCTAGAGACGGAGCACGACCTGCGGACGATCGAGCGGTTCGCGGCCGGCATCAACAACTACCCGGGCACGCGGGCGCGAATCGAGCGCGCGATGGCGAAGCTCGGGATCGAGCGGCGCGAGAAGATCGATCCGAAGGAAAGCGCGCCGGCGCCGCGACGGAGGGTCGTCACGAGCGGGCAGGCTGCGTGATGTGCATCGCGTGGAAACGCGGGCAGATCGCCAAGGGTCTCTGCACGCGCTGCAAGTCGAAGGCGACCCACGGTCGGATGTGTCTCGTGCATGCGATGATGAATCGGCACGAGAAGCGTTTGCACGATCGGCGGCGGCGCGCGGCGGGGCTTTGCCAGCGCTGCACGCGCCGCGCGGTTCGCGGTCGCGTGTTTTGCGCGCATCACCTTGCCAAGGCGCGCGCGTACATGCGCAGCTACATGCCGTCTTGGGAGTCGAAGCGCCGAGCCTTGGGCCTTTGCGTGAACTGCCCCAAGCGCAGCGAGGACGGCGGTCGACAGTGCCGCGCGTGCCGCTGGAAATACAACGCGCGGCGGGCTGCGAAGGCGACGTGATGGATCGCCGCGACTTCCTCCACGCGGTGCTTGGCGCGTTCGCGATGCGGTTTGCGCCGCAGCTCCCGGCGCGGCGCGTGATGGTCTACGACGCGAGCCGCGTGACGATCACGTTCGCGGGCATCACGATGACGTGCTCGGATTTCTCGTACGAGGAAACGCGCCGGAAGGTGCGCCCGATTCGGGCCTACGCGAACGCGTACAGGGCGACGGTCGGCCTAGTTTCGCGTCGTGAGCGACGACCAGATCCCCCCGTCGACCCCCCCGGGGAGCACGACGAATGACGGCGGCCGCCGCCGCTGCATGCAGCCCACGAAGGGCGGCGGTCGCTGCATCACGCCTCTCCGTCCCGGCGAAACATTTTGCTACTCCCACGACCCCGCGCGCGCCGAGCAGCGGAAGAAGGACGCCGCGTCCAAGCGCCACCCCGGCGACCTCGGCACGGAGCTCGGGACGCTCGACGGCATCGCGCGCCGGGTCGCGAAGGTCCTCGAGGACCTCGACACGTTCGCGGAGGTGGAGGACCCGGAGACCGGCCAGGTCCTCGAGTACATCCCGATCCTCACGCCGGCGCGCGCCAGCGCGAAGCTGAATGCGCTCCGCGCGCTCGCGGCGCTCGTGATTCGGCGGACGGAGCGGAAGCGGCTGACCGTGGGCGACACGGTGCCCGGCGAGGACCAGGACCTCGACGCGGCGCTCGGGTAGCCCTTGGCGATCACGCTCGAGCGCCTCGTCACCTCGGGCAACGCGTTCGGGCTCACGGAAGCGACGCTCTGCCAGCGCGCCGTCTGCCGTATCGCGGACGGGCTCCCCTACGCGGACCTCCTCGAGCAGAGCCCGAGCCACGTCGGCGAGCCCGAGCTCCGGCCATCGCTCGAGCGCGCGTTCGGCCTCGAGGCCGGCGCTGAGCTCCCGCTCGCGCACGTCGGGATCAAGCCCCTCGAGCTCTACATCCTCTCGGGCATCCGCACGGCGAAGAGCCTGATGTGCGCGGGGATCGCGCTCCGGTCGGCGCTCACGGTGGACCTCTCGAACCTGCGCCCGTGGGAGGAGCCGTGCGTCTCGGTCCTCAGCATCACACTCCGCAAGGCCAAGATCATCATGCGGCACCTGAAGGGGCCGCTGCTCGCGCGGCCGCCGCTCCGGCGCCTGCTCGCGAAGAAGCCGAACGAGACCACGATCTGGATTCGGCGGCCGCACGACGGGCGCGTCGTCCGCATCGAGATCGCCGCGGGGGCCGCGGCCGGCGGCTCGCTCGTCGGCGACTGGTCGGCCGGCGCCATCTTCGACGAGTTCACGCGCATGAACGGCGAGGACGAGGGCTCGGCCATCAACTTCGACGACTCGCGGAAGGCCGTCCTCGGACGGCTCCTGCCCGGCGCGCAGCTCGTCGGCGTCGGCTCACCCTGGGCGCCGCGCGGGCCGGCCTACGAGATCGTGCAGACCCACTGGGGCAAGCCCAGCTCGCGCATCGTCGTGCTCCGGCCGCCGGCGCGCGCCATGAACCCCGTCTACTGGACCGACGAGCGCATCGCCGAGCTCCGGAGCTCGCCGAAAGGGGAGTGGGTCTTCCGCACGGACTTCCTCGGGGAGTTCGCGGACCCGGAAAGCGCGTTCTTCGCGCTCGCCGAGCTCGAGGCGGTCGCCCGCACGTCGCCGGTACATGCCCCCCGAGCACCGGGCCTGAGCTACTTCGCCGCCATGGACCCGGCCACGCGCCGCAACGCCTGGACGCTCGTCATCGGCGGCCGCGAGTTCCTCCCGAACGGCTCGTTCCGCCTGGTCGTCGCGTACGCACGCCAGTGGATGCCGCGCCCCGGCGCGCCGCTCGTGCCCGAGCTCGTCATGGACGACATCAAGGCCGACCTCGGGAAGTACGGCCTCTCCGAGGTCCACACCGACCAGTGGTCGGCCGACACCATCGCGGCCATCGGGCGCATGAAGGGCTTCACCGTGACCGAGGTGCAGGTGAGCGCGGCCGACGACGTGCGCATGTTCGACGCGCTTCGCCTCCACGTGCAGGGCAAGACGATCGAGCTCCACCCCGATCCGTACGTGAAGGGAGATCTCCTCGCCGTGCGGAAGGTCGTGACCAACCGCTCGATGAAGATGGTGCTCCCCATCACGTCGGACGGGCGGCACTGCGACTTCGCGCCGCCGACGCGCCTGCTCTGCGAGCTCGCCTCGAGCGCGCCGAGCTGGCTGCACGCGATGCAGCAGCTCCCGGAGGGGGCGAAGATCCTGTGAGGCGCGCCCAGAGGTAAGCGACTCGGGAAGGCCGAAAGCCGAAGCCTAAGCCCCGGCCCCTCCCATCGTGCACCCTTACCCGCCATCGCCGAGCGGGCGTGCATTCCCTCAGCGTCGAGAACAACGGCGGTCGGGCGTCTGTGTTGTCCCTTCCGCTCTCGACGTCGGCTTTGGAAGTTCTGCGGGCCTCAGGCCTTTTCGGCCGGAGCCTTCGCCACGCGCTTCTTCGCGGCCGACTTCTTCGCCTTCGTCGTCCGCGGCGCCGCGCCGCCGGCGCGCTTCACCGTCTTCTTCTTCGCGGTCGTCTTCGTCTTCTTCGCGGCCATGGGGAACCTCCGCGGCTACGATACGCGTCATGCCAGGACCGGACGACATGATCGATCACTCGGTGATGCAGCGACCCGAGGTGAAGGAGATGCTCGACAAGCTCGAGGGAGCGCCGCGCTACGTGTTCCTCGACGCAACTTGGCACGTCGCCGGCTACATGATGCGGAGGACCAAGTGCGGTCTTGCGATCGAGCCGCCGGTCTACGAGGCATCCTCGCCGCTCGATCACGCGGTCTGCGGCGAGTGCACGAAGCCGTGAAAGCGAAGTACCTGAGCGGAAAAGAGGTCGAGGTCGATGACCGCTCCGTGCAGGAGTTCTTCGACCTGAGTGACACGCGCTGGGCCCGACTCGTGAACCGCGATGGCGTCGAGCAGCTCTTCGAGGTCCGGGAGGACGGCTCGCGTCCCGCCATCGAGGAGACATGGCGAGCGGTGCACGGGCGCGACGAACCTGACGACGGATACATCCACGGCGGCCGCTGGACGGTCTCCGCGACGCCCGGGCATTCGGGCTGGTGCTCGGACGGCGGCTACGACGGCTACGGTATGACCGAGGAGCGCGCGAAGCTCGCCGCGTGCGCGCCGGAGCTGGCGCGGCTGATTCTCGCGGTTGAATGGGAATGGGGCTATGGGGACCGCTGCCCTTGGTGCAAGAACGGGAAGGAGCCCGGACACGATCCGGCGTGCTCGATGCTCGCGGTCCTGCGTAAGGCCGGCCTCCGCTAGCTTCGCGCCCATGACGCCCCCCGCGCACCCGACGCACGTGACGATCCCTGGCCGCGTGAAGCCCGACGCGGAGGCGCGCGCGCTTCCGATGGTCGAGGTGCACCACAACGAGCACCCGTCGGTGAAGAGCCGGAAGCTGCACGGCAAGTTCCGCGGGACGCGCATCACCGTGCCGGCGGGCAAGCGCCTCGCCTACGAGCTCGTCGCGCCGCCGGCGCCGCGGCCGGGCACGAAGCCGCGCAAGCCCGTCACCGCGACCGTGCCGAAGTACAAGGTGTGGCTCGAGGACGACGACAGCCACTTCATCGATCACCCCGACAAGCGCCTCGAGGACGGGACGCTCGTGCCGGCGCACCGCGAGCTCCGGCGGGGGAAGAAGCCGGCGGAGGCGCCGAAGGGCGAGGAGCCCAAGGGCGACGCACAGCCCGGCGAGCCGCACGCCGACGCCGAGAAGTCGGAGCGGGTCGAGCGCGAGGGCTAAGCTCCGCGCCGATGTACGCCGCCCGGACGTTCTCGCCCTTCTCGCCCACGCTCGGCGCGTGGCTTTGCCTGTTCTTCCAGGCCGAGAAGTACGCGCGCATCACGGAGTTCGGGTGCGGCCTCGGCTGGTACCTCCGCATGCTGCGCGACGACGGGTTCACGAACGTCGTCGGCATCGACGAGGGCGCGCCGCTCGAGCGCGAGCTCACGCTGCGCGGCGCGCACCTGTCGGTGCAGCGCCTTCGCGAGCGCTCGTTCGACACGATCATCACGCGCCGGCTCGGCTACCCGCTCGTGTCGCACGTGCGCGGCCACGCGATCGCGCTCGACACGAACAAGCTCGTCGCCCCCGACCGCGAGCCGACGCTGCTCGAGAACCTCCGCGGCGGCGTCGAGCTCGGTAAGGCGCTCGTCGTCTCGTGGGACGACCGCGCGCGGCGCGACGTGCCGTTGCTCTTCCGCGGGTACGGCTTCGACGTCCTCGAGGAGCCGACGCGGAGCGCGCGCAGCGTCATCACGGACGGCGACTGCCCGTGGTTCCGGACGACGCTGCACGTGATGCGGAAGGTGCGATGAGCGACATCACCGAGATCGTCCCCGGCCTCTGGCAAGGGCGCGAGCCCGCGACGGCCGCCGAGGTCGCGCACTTCGACCTCGTGATTCTCACGTGGGAGGACGGGGCGAAGAACTGGGACCGGTTCCCCGCCTCCGTCCGTCCGCGTTTTCACCTCGCGGCGATGCAGGACGACACGCGCACGCTGCGGCCGGGCGACGAGCTCGTCGCCGAGCACGCCATGCTCAGCGCGGTCGACTTCATGGCCAAGGGCCGCACCGTCCTCGCAACGTGCATGCAGGGCATGAACCGGAGCGGCCTCGTCGTCGCGCTGACGCTCCACCGCCACCACGGCTGGTCGATGCAGCGCTGCATCGCGCACATCCGCGAGAAGCGCCCCGGCGCGCTCTACAACCCGGCGTTCGTCGCGTACCTGCTCGACGGTCGCTAAGGAGTGCGCACCGCGAGGCGATTCTACGTTCGGCGCCATGCGTCTCCGCATCACCTCGACCGCCCTCAACGCCGGCCCGTGCGCCGCGCGCTGCATCGAGAGCGTCCGGCGGCAGACGTTCGGCAACTGGACGCACGACTACATCGACGCGGCCAGCTCCGACCGGACGCACCTCTTCGCCGAGGCCGCGCGCCAGACGCTCTCGCCGCTTGCCTGCGACGGCGCGCCGGACCCGCGGGTTCGCGTGCACCGCAACGCCGTCCGCCGCTCCGCCCTCGAGAACCTCGTCCCGCTGTGGCTCTCCTTTGACCCGGACGACGTCGTCGTGTGGCTCGACGGCGACGACTGGCTCGCGAGCGACTACGCGCTCGAGCGCGTAGAACATGAGCACCGGCGCGGGGCATGGGTCACCTACGGTCAGTTCGTCTGGCACGACGGGACGCTCGGCTTCGCCGCGCCCTGCGGGGACGCGCCCCGGCGCGAGCCCTGGCGCGCGACGCACCTGAAGACGTTCCGCGCGGGGCTCGTGCGCCACATCCGGCCGAGCGACTACGCGGGCCAGGTCCTCGCGCTCGACCGCGCCATCATGATCCCCGCGCTCGAGCTCGCGGGGCGCGATCGCGCGCGGTTCATCCCCGACGTCCTCTACGTCTACAACGCGACGCACGCCTGGTACCGCACGGCCGGCGACGAGGACCTCGCGCGGGAGCGCGCGGCGTGCGAGCGGGTGCACGCGCTTCCGCCTTACGCGCGCCTCGAGGACGGCGGCCTAGCTTCGGCGGCGTGAGCGCTCCCCCCATCGTCGTCGTCCCGTCCTCGACCCTCCCCGAGGTCCTCGCGCTCGAGGCCTGCCAGCGCGAGTTCGCCGAGCTCGAAGCGGCGCACCCCGCCGTCTTCCGGAAGCTCCGTGAGCTCGCCGGCCGCTACAACGCCACGCTCGGTGGCGCCGACGTCGCCGTGCGCGCGCGGAAGGTCTCGTGCGGGCCGCTTCGGATCACCGCGTTCACGGCGACGCGGAGCTACCAAGCGCTCTGCCGCATCCTCGGGCGAAAGAAGTTCGTCGCCGCCGGCGGCGAGATCGGCGCGAGCGCGCCGACGTACACGATGAACCCGAAGGCCTTCGACGCGCTGCTTGCGAGCGGCGCGGTCGAGGAGGCGCTGGCCGAGAAGCTCGTGCTGTACGCGCCGCGCTACGACAAGCCGGACCCGATCAGCTTGCCTTAGCGGCCGCGGCCGCTCCCAAAGCAGCGGACGCAGTAGGACGTCCCTTGCGAGACGATGCAGCCGTTCGGGGATGGTTCCCCGCAGGCCTCGCAGACGGGCGTGACGAGCACCATGCCCTGAGCGGTCGTCACCGTGGCGGTGGCGGTGAGGGGGTTCACCACGACCCGAGGCGGTGCTGGAACATCCTTCGCGATCGGCGCGCCGCACCAGTAGCACTCGGGGCGCGTCCAGCCCTCGAACTGCACCTCGCCGCACGTCGCGCTCGAGCAGCGCGCCCGTTCCGTCATGTGACCCCCTCGGGCCGCAGCCGCCACACGCCCTCGAGGAGCTCCTTGTGGCCGCCGGCGGCGCGCAGCGCCTCGGCCCACAGCGGGTCCCAGGCGGCGCGCGGGATCTTTCCCTCGTGCGTCGTCCAGAGGTCGTGCGCGTGGTCGGTGAGCTCGCGGATGCGGCCGTGGTCGGCCGCGGCGAGGACCTCGTCGGCGGGCTTTGGCAGGCTCACGGCTTTTCCTTCCTCCGCGCGACCTCGAACCAGGCCCACAACATCAGCACGCCGGGCCAGAGGAAGGCGATCAGGAAGACGACCACGGCCGCCGCGAGGAGGTCGTCGACGTCGTCGTCTTCGTTGCGGCCGACCGTCCACCACATAGCGAGACCCAGCATCATCCCGACGCTGAAGTACACCGAAAGCATGGCGGCGACGGTGGGCATTACGGCTCGATCCTAAGCCGCTTCAGCACTTGCTTCACCATCGTGAAGCCGTTCAAGTCGTGCGCCTCGAGTTCCTCGGGCTGCGTCATGTACGCGTTGAACGACTCGGCGAAGTACTCCCACCGGTCCTTCGCGGCGTAGCGCGAGATCGCCGGCGAGAGCTTCGACCCGCGCTGGATGGCGTCGACGTCGGCCGGGTCGAGGTGCAGCCGGTCGTAGGCCGCGCTCACGAGATCGTCGATGCCCTCGCCGACGGCGTGGCGGCCCATGTGGACGTGGTGGCCGAGCTCGTGAATGAAGCTGTCCTGGACCTTTGCCTTCGTGCTCTTCGCGAAGCCGCGGCTCCCGACGGCCTCGCCCTTGTCGGCGACGCGCCAGACGTCGCCCCAGGCCTTCCCGAGCTCGGCGCGGGAGGGCGGGTAGACGTTCGTATTGATGACGACCTGCCCGGGCCCGCGCGCGCTCGGTTGGTAGTAGCCCTCCCAGTTCGGGTCGACGCCGGCGGGCATGTTCCCGAGGATCGCGAGCTCGGGCTGATTCGCGGGCGTCTCGAGCCAGTCGGCGATCCCCGCATGGTCGAGCGCCCCGACAACCTCGGCGAAGGACAGCTCCGCGCGCGGGTCGATGCGGACCTCGCCGGCGAAGTGCTCGGCGCCGAGCTCGTTCGTCTCGGGCTCGGGCTCGAGCTCCTCGGCGCCGGCGGCCGCCGCGGGCTCGCCCGTCTCGTCGGGCTGCTCGGGCTCCGGCGCCTCCTCGTCCGGCTCCTCGGGCTCCTCCTCGTCGTCGAGGCCGGGGATGACCGGGATCGCGACGCACCTGCATTGCCAGTCTTCACCCGGGTTGTTCCGGTCGCCGTCCTCGCTCGTGACGGGCGGGTCGTCGTAGGCGAAGCGCCGGCCCTCGAGCTCGGCGTGCAGCGGGCGCACGCGTTCGTCGAGCGACGTCGACCACACGTAGCGCGAGACCCCGGCGGCGCGCTGGCGCGCGTGGTTGATCGCCGCGCTCGTCTTGCTCGTCGTGTCGCGCGCGATGAACATCGCGCGGCTCGCGCTCACCGCGGCGCGCGCCTCGAGCTGCTCGGCCAGGTCCTCGACGCGGAGGCCGAGGTTCTTGGGGTCGGTGACGATCTTCTCGACGTCGTCGAGGTACGCCTTCCCGGCCCGCTGCATCCGCGCGACCACGTCGGTGCGCGCGTGCTTCACGGCGCTCTCGAGGCCCGGCGTGAAAAGCGGCTGGATGCCGAGGAGGGCGTTGCCCTCGGCGTTGTCCCGGTTCACGTCCTTGGCCATGCGGTCGTGCGCCTGGCCGACCTCGCGCGCCATGAAGTCGAAGAGCCGCCGCTCGGCCGACGCGGGCAGCGCGCGCGCGTCCGCACGCGCCTCGGGCTCGGCCCCTGGTTCGACGGCGCCCTTCGGCAGCGCGAGCGCGCCCACGATGCCCTTGTGCACGGCGCGCATCGCCGTGCGGAGCGCCCCCACGAACTGCGCCTCGACGCGCTTGGACGGGCGAAGGAGCTTCGCCGCCTGGCGCTGCGACGCCCGCGTCCGCCCGCGGTCCTTCCGAAAGCGCGCCGCGGCGATCGCGCGCGACTGCCGGTCGAACGGCGTGCGGGCGCGCACGGGCTACTCCATCGCGATGTGGACCGAGCGCGCCTCGAGCGCGGGGCGGATCTCGTTCCACACCGTGGCGCAGCCCTTCGCCATGATCTCCTGTCCGCGCGAGCGCGGGACGACGGGCTTGTCGAGCCAGAGGACGACGTCGCAGGGCTTGCCGTCCGGGTGCGCGGCGAGCCACTTCCGGAGCGCGCGCACCGCGGCGACGCCCTCGACGATCCACGGCCCCGGCTCGTCGAACCAGAACGAGACCGCCTCGGACGCCTCCGACCAGTCGTGCGACTGGACGAGGGAGTCCGTGTGCCGGATCGGCCCGACGATGCCGGACGACGAGTTCGCGCGCGTGGTCTTGCCCGTGCGCGGACCGCCCGTGATGACGATGCGGGACGGCATCGGTCAGGCCGCCGTGGCGAGCGCCACCAGCATCCAGCTCTGATTCCGACGCCCTGCACCTCGTGCCATCGTGCACCTCCCGCGCGGGAAGCTAGCGACGGCGCTTCGCGTCTTTCTTGGCGGCCGTCTTCGCGGGACCGCCCTTCGCCTTCGGCGGAATCGGCCCCGTCGCCGCGGGCTGCGCGACGACGCTCCCGCCCTTCGGCGACGCGGGCCCCGTTTGCGTACCCGGGACGCCCGGCACGACGAGCGGCTGGTCGACGGGTTCGTCGTTCTCGTGCGGGTCGAACGTGACGGCGTCCTTGAGCGCCTTCTCGCGCGCCTCGACGTCCATCTTGGGGAAGATGTCCTGGAGCTCGAGCCCCCCTTCCTCGGGCGACAGGATGCCCTCGCTCACGGCGATCTGAACGGCCTGGACCTTCTTGAGGTTCACGTCGGCCTGCTCTTGGTCGGTCGCCTGATAGAGCGGCTTCCACTTGATCTTCCACGAGAGGGGCTTGCCCTTCTCGGACGTCGCCGGGAGCTTCACCGGGCAGTCGCCCGACTTCGACAGCAGCCGGTAGGCCCGGCGCATCTTCGGCGACTGCTTCACCACGCGCTCGCAGTCGATGTCGTCGTACCAGCGGCGCGTCTCGGAGTCGGAGCCCGCGGCCGCGTTGAGGCCTGAGGCCGCGCGTCCGAAGAGCTGCGTCACGGGCATGTCCGCGTCGGCCGCGAAGCGGAGCATGAACTTGTCGAGCAGATCCGCGATCCCCCCGAACGGCGTCGCCGCGCGCTCGAACCGCTCGCCGTCCGCGTCGAGGAGCACGCCGTGCATCACGCTCCGGATCTGTTCGAGGATCGCGATGCGCTTGAAAATCTCCGATTGGTTGCCCGCGCTGATCGCCTGAAAGAGCCCCTTGAGCGTGTAGACGGCCTGGCTCGCGTCGGAGAGGAGGTAGTTCGCGGAGTCGAACGCGTGCTCGAACTTCCGCATCCCGTCGTAGACGCGCTGGAGCACCGACCAGGTCCAGCCGGCGAGCGACAGCATCGTCATCGGATCGGTCGACACGCCCTCGAAGCGGAGGCACCGCGACTCGTGCACGATGGCCGTGTAGAAGCCCCGCCCCTGGAGCTTCTCGGAGGGGATCATCCGCGTGCGGTTCTGTCCCGAGGACACGCCGGCGATCGCGTTGCTCGTCAGGTACGTCTGGGGCTTGCCGCACTTCGGGTGCGAGGGGTCCGTGTAGTAGTCGAGGACGTAGGCGAAGCGCCGGTCCATCACGTTGACCCAGTCGAAGGTGCGGATGCGGTCCTCGTCGAGCGGCTCGTTCGGCAGGTTCCCGTCGTCGCAGCCCAAGACCATAAGCGCGCCGCCGTACTGATTCGCGAGCACCTGGCCGCGGAGGTACTCCTCGTCGAGGTTCAGCTCCTCGACCGCATACTCGTGGAGGTCATTCGCGTCGGTCTGGTCGACGTCGTCGCACTCGAGGTCGTAGCCGCGCCGGAAGGCCTCGTTCGGGCGCTTCTCGATGATCTTCGCGGCGAGGGCTGACCCGTTGCGAAGGTTCGTGAGCTCCTTGTCGGTGATGCGCCGGACCTCGTGGAACCGGCCGTGCGTCGTCTTGTCGGCATAGCTCCCGATACCGGTGAGCTGATTCATCCACGAGTCGTTGCGAACACCGAGCACCTCGCTCGTGAGGGGGCGCCCATACGGGTCGACGAGCAGGCTCACGTCGCCGAAGCTAGGCCGCCGCGCCCCGCCTAGCTTCGAGCGTGGCCGACGAGATCGTTCAGCGGTTCGACGTCGCGAAGGTGAAGCTGACGCCCCAGGGGGGCCGCGTCGCCTCGGCCCACATCGCGCGCGCGGGCATCCTCGAGTACCGGCAGCCCGACGGCAGCATCCGCCGCGAGCTCCGTCCCGAGGACGAGGTCTTTCATCCGGACAGCTTGAAGAGCTTCGCGCACGCGACGCTCACCGACGATCACCCGGGCGGTCTCGTCGGCCCGGACAACTGGAAGCGGGTCACGATCGGCCACGTCGCCGGCGAGCCGTCGCGCGACGGCGACTTCGTCGCGGCGTCGCTGCACGTGCAGCATGGCGACTCGATCAAGAAGGCCGAGAACGGCGAACTCGTCGAGCTGTCGTCGGGCTACACGTGCATCCTCGACAAGACGCCGGGCGAGTGGCGCGGGCAGCGCTACGACGCCGTGCAGAGGCAGATCCGCGGCAACCACGTCGCGCTTCTTCCCGAGGGCTGGGGACGCGCGGGGCCCGACGTGCGGCTTCGCCTCGACTCGGCCGGCGCGATGAGCGGCATCGAGAACGACTCCTACGTTCCGCCCGTGAGCGGCACCCAAGCGACGACGACGCAGACGCAGACCACGACGCCGCCGGCTGCGACGACGTCGACCCCCGCGGCGACGAGCGCCGCCCGTGAGGACGCCGGCGAGCTCGCCGCGCTCCGCGCCGAGAACGCGCGCCTCCTCAAAGAGGCCGAGGCGCGTAACGACGCGGCCGCCGAGCGTGAAGAGCAGACGCGCATCGACGCGCGCGTCGCCGAGCGCGTGAACCTGATCACCATCGCCAAGCCCCTCCTCGGCGACGCCTGGCGCGCCGACGGCAAGAGCGAGGACGCGATCCGCCGCGAGGTCATCGCGAAGCTCGAGCCCGACTTCGAGCTGCCCGACGCGAAGGAGGACGGCGCCGAGGACTACGTGCGCGGCGCCTTCAAGTCGCTGTCGCGCCGCGCCGACCGCGCGACCAAGGCGCTGAACCACACGCGCCGCGCGTCGCCGGGCCACGCGCCGGGCGCGGGCTCGAGCGCGCGCGCCGACAGCACGACCGCCACGGGCTCCGGCGCCGACGGCGAAGCCGGCGACCCCGCCCAGGGCGAACCCAACGCCGTTCTCGATGCACGCGACGCGATGATCACGAAGCAGAAGGACGCCTGGAAGAAGGACCGCGGAGGTCGTCGCGGCGACCGCGGACGGAAGGAGTAAGCCGTGCCGCAACTGAACTTCTCCCTGGGCATGACCCCGGCCGTCGCCGGGCAGGCCTACGACCTGTCGTCGCTCTTCAACATCGTCACCGTCCTCGCCGGCGCGGTCATCCCGTTCGGCGTGATGGTGGAGCTCAACTCGAGCGGCCTGCTCGTCCCGCTGCAAGACACCGAAGGCAACTGGTCGACGGTGCAGCAGCGGGTCAGCGGGATCTCGTACTACGACCCCGAGGGCGCCGAGCAGCAGTACACGCAGTACTCGGTCCCCTACTCGACGACCGGCTCGTCGGCGACGGGCTACCCGATCGGCCGCGAGGTCCCCGTGATGCGCCGCGGGCGGATCTGGATGGCCTACGACAACGGAGGCATGCCGACCCGCTACGGCGGGTTCAACGTGTGGCACTCGTCGGACGGGAGCCACGCGCAGGGCGTCCTCACGTTCACGGCGACGCAGACCACGACCGGCGCGGAGATCGACGCGGCCCCCCCAGGCTTCGCCGTCTACAACCCCGACCTCCTCGCGGGCTCCTACACGGACGCCTGGAGCCAGACCTACTCGCTCTGCGGGGTCGACGTGAACATCCCCGGCAGCGCGCAGGGCGCGGCCGGCGCGACGGGCCCCACGGGTCCGACCGGCCCGAGCGGCGGCCCCACCGGCCCCACGGGCGCAACCGGCCCCACCGGCCCCACGGGCCCCTGAGTCGACGGCGAAGCAACGCGAGGAGCCGAGAGGAACATGCCGCAGCAGGTCACCATCGAGACCCCGCACGGGGTCAGCCAGTCCGTCGCCCTCTCCCTGGGGGCGGATGGAGCGTCGCTCGCGATGATGCCGCGCTTCGACTCGCGGTACGTCCAGGACTACGCGCGGACCCTGCTCCAGCGCGCGTTCCCCGAGATGCGCTCCGACTCGGGGACGCTCGCCTTCGCGCGCCAGCTCGAGCACGTCGTGCAGGAGGTGTTCGAGATCGAGTACCCGGCGCTCCGCGCGGCCGAGTTCATTCCGGTCTACACGGCCGTCGAGCCGGGCTCGCTGACCTTCACCTACCGGCAGGTGCAGAAGCACGGCATCGCGAAGGTCATCACCACGTGGTCGGCTGACCTCCCCAAGGCGAGCCTTGACGCGAAGGAGTGGCAGAGCCCCATCGTCACGATCGGCTCGAGCTACGAGTTCGGGATCGTCGAGACGTGGCGCGCCGCCCTCGCCAACGTCCCGCTCGAGGCGATGCTCGCGGACGCCGCGCGCTTCGCGATCGAGTTCCTCGGCGAGCAGATCGCCTGCAAGGGCCTCGCGAACACCGGCATCCCCGGCTTCTCGAACGCCCCCGGCATGCTCGCGACCACGCAGGTCTCGACCGGCACCTGGCTCGCGCAGATCGCCTCCATCGGCTCGGCCACGCCGAGCGCGCCCGCCGCGGCCGTCGCCGTCGCGAGCGGCATCGCCATGGACCTCCAGGCGATGACGTCGAAGATCCAGAAGCAGACCATCGGCCTCCACGCCGCCACGAACTGCCTGCTCCCGACGTCGCTGTGGACCGCGCTCATGGCGGTCCCGCGCTCGCCGGCGTTCACCGACGACACGCTGCTCGACTACCTCGAGAAGATCAGCGGCCTGAAGTTCGACCACTGGCCCCAGCTCAACAACGCCGGCTCGGGCGGCCTCGGGCGCGTCATGGTCTACGAGAAGGACCCGCGCGTCTGCCGGCTCGTCCGCCCGCTGCCCTTCACGCAGCTCCCGCCCCAGCCGATCAACCTCGCCTGGCAGGTCCCCTGCCTCGCGCAGGAAGGCGGCGTCATGGCCGTGCAGCCGCTCGCCATGACGTACATGGACGGCCTCGACTGAGCGCGCCCGGCGCGTGGACGATTCGATCAAGACGCTCCTCGCGGAGCTGCTCGCCGTTCTGCGCTCGGTGAGCACGGGCATCTACACGCTGCACGAGAAGCTCGATCACGTCGCCGCGCAGAACGCCTCGCTCTCGCGGAGCGTGACAGCTCTCGCCACGCTCGTCGTTTCGCAAACCAGCCCAGGAGGACCGCTCATGTCCGCTCTCACCGATTTGCAGACCCAGGTCGCGCAGAACACGTCCGTCGAACAGTCGGCGATCACGCTCATCCAGGGGCTCGCCTCGGCGCTCGCCGCCGCGGGGACTGACCCGCAGGCGCTCGCGGCGCTCCAGTCCGAGCTCTCCTCGAGCGCGAGCGCGCTCAGCGCGGCCATCACCGCGAACACGCCCGCGGCTCCGGTGGTCCCGGGCGCCACGAGCTCGAGCTCCGCGACGACCGGCCCGACGGGCGCCACCGGCACGAGCTCCCCCGCGGGCGCGACCGGCGCGACCGGCGCCACGGGCGCGAGCTCCTAGCGTTCGCCGTCGTAGAGCGGGACGCGCGGCGCCACCTTCCGGGCGCGTACCTCCCGCGCGCTCCGCTCTACGCTTACGGCCGAGGCCACGATGGTCACCTACGATTCGTTTCTCGCGGCCTTCCCGGAGTTCAAGGACACGAACCCGAAGCTCGTCGAGACCAAGATCGCCGAGGCGCAGCGGTGGGTCGCGCCGTCGGTGTGGGGCACCCTCACCGACGACGGCGTCGGCTACTGGGCGGCCGACGTCCTCGCGACCTCGCCCATGGGCCTCAACGTGAAGCTCGCGCCGGGCGCGACGACCACCTACCGGGTGCAGTTCGACCGGCTGATGCTCTCGGTCGTCGGCGGCTTCGCCGGCGCCGTCGGCCCCTGGTGCCCGAACCTCGCCCCCGGCGCGACGGGGCCGTGATGGGGAGCGTGAAGTCCACTGACCGCGGGTACAACGCGCTCCTCAAGCGGGTGTTCGGGTTCGGCCGTCCGCAGATCGCGATGGGCATCCTTGAGGCGGACGCCCAGAAAGAGCACGAGGCCCCCGAGGGGGCGGACGCGAAGGAGCACGTCACCGTGCTCGACGTCGGCACCTGGAACGAGTTCGGGACGGATACGGTTCCGGCGCGCTCGTTCATCCGCGCGTGGTTCGACGAGGCGAGCCCCGCGATGCGCACCGCGCTCACCGCGCTCATGAAGGGCGTCGTCGCCGGCACCCACACGAAGGAGCAGATCCTCGAGCTGCTCGGCCAGCGCGGCCAAGGCGGCATCCAAAAGCGGATCGCGCAGGGCATCGACCCGCCGAACGCGCCGGCGACCGTGAAGGCGAAAGGGAGCTCGAAGCCCCTCATCAACAGCGGCCAGCTCCGGCAGTCGGTCACCTACGCGGTGCGGGAGAGCAAAGGCGGGGGAGGCGAGGGGGCGTGAGCTCTGGGGAGTTCCCGCGGGAGGGGTTCGCGGCGCTCGTCGAGAACGTCGCCGGCGTCGCGGTCTACTGGGCCGACAAGGGCGTCCCGAACCCCGGCCAGGCGCAGGACGCCGAGCCCGCATGGATCGAGCTCTTCGTCCTCTCCGACGTCACCGTCGGCGACTACGAGTACCGGCAGGTCCCCAACGCCAACAACCCCGACGGCCTCGACTCGGTCATCGTCGCCCAGGGGCAGATCACCATCCAGGTCCGCGCCCGGAGCTTCGACGAGGAGACCCAGGCCTACGAGCTCTGCAAGCGCGTCCGCATGGGGCTCCGGTCGATGACGGCCGCCGCGTGGTTCGAGCAGCATCAGGTGGCCTACTGCGACGCCCACCCGATCGCGTCGTTTCAGACCAAGGTGGACACGCGCTACCGCCTCGACGCCAACATGGACGTGGTCCTCAACGTCGTCGAAGGGGGCGACGCCGAGGACGATCAGGGCCTCACGATCGGCACCGTGAACGGCGGCGGCATCATCCCGGGGAGCGTAACGGGGAGCTGAGGGAGGGCGGCCTACCTTCGCGCCCGCGGGAGAACCCATGCGGCTGCGCGCTCAGCGAATCACCGTCGCGCAGTACGCGAGCAACGTCTTTCAGTGGAACTGGTGCGCCGACGGCGTGCCGGTCGATTTCACCGGATGCACGGGGCGCCTCACGCTGCGGCTCACGCCTGACTTCTCGACGCCGGCGCTCGTTCTGAGCTCGGCGACGCCGACGCCGAACGGCTCCTCCATCGTGCTCGGCACGCCCACCAACGCGCTCGGGCCCGGCCTCATCACGCTGACGATCGCGCCGCTCGACGCCGCGTCGCTCACCGCCGCCGGCGGCAAGTACGTGGGCGACCTCCTCGTCACGATGACCGACGGGAGCGTCGTCGAGATCGCCGCGCTCGATGTCCGCGTTCACCAGGGGAGCACGTACTGATGGCGTCGCCCGTGAAGCAGATCGCGACCTTCGGGCAGCAGGGGCCCGCGGGGGCGACCGGCGCGACGGGGCCGACCGGGCCGACGGGGCCGGGCGTCGGCGCGACGGGGCCGACGGGTGCCACCGGCGTTACCGGGCCGACGGGCGCGCAGGGGAACACGGGGCAGCCCGGCCCCACGGGACCCACCGGCCCCACGGGCAGCGCGGGCGGGACCGGCTCGACCGGCGCGACCGGGAACACCGGCAACCCGGGCCCCAGCGGCCCCACGGGCGCGTCGGGACCGACGGGGCCGTCGGGCGCCACCGGCCCGACCGGAACGAGCGGAGCGCCCGGCAGCGCCGGCGCGACGGGCCCCACGGGGGCGACCGGGGGCACGGGGCCGACCGGGGCGACGGGCAACACCGGCAACGCGGGGGCGACCGGCGCGACGGGGCCGACAGGCGCGACAGGCTCGACCGGTCCCGCGGGGCCGACCGGCAACACGGGCATCCAGGGCGTCAGCGGCGTAACGGGGCCGACCGGCGCGACCGGCGCCACGGGCATCCAGGGGCCGACGGGGCCCGGTGCAGGGGCGACCGGTGCGACCGGACCCACCGGCCCCACGGGGCCGGGCGCGGGCGCCACGGGGCCCACGGGGCCGACGGGGAACACGGGGAACCCCGGCGCGACGGGGGGGACCGGACCGACGGGCGCCGCGGGGCCCACCGGCGCGACGGGCGCCACGGGCAACAGCGGCATCCCCGGAAGCACCGGCGCGACCGGCGCGGCCGGACCAACCGGCGCGACCGGGCCTCAAGGTCCGACGGGCAACACGGGGCTCGGCGGCGCGACGGGGCCCACCGGGCCCACGGGGAGCTCGGGGGGCACGGGGCCGACCGGAGCAACAGGCAACACGGGCATCCCCGGGCCCACCGGCGCGACGGGCGCCACGGGCGCGGGCGGCGCGGGCTCGGTCGGGCCTACCGGGCCCACGGGCCCCACGGGAACCGCCGGCGCGACGGGCCCGTCCGGCCTCACGGGTCCCACCGGTCCAACCGGCACGGGCGCGACGGGTCCGACCGGCGGCACGGGTCCCACGGGACCGACCGGTGCGACCGGGCCGACGGGGCCCACCGGCTCGACGGTGCTCGACACGACGGTGCACACCGCGTCGTTCACCGCGCAGGCGGGGAGCGCTTACAAGCTCGATCCGTCCGGCGGGTCCTTCACGGTCACGATCGCCGCCGCGTCGCCGCTGCCCACTGAGGGCAGCATCATCGATCTCTACATTGCCGGCGCCTGCAGCCCGACCACCACGGTCACCTACGCGTCCCCCGGATCACCGGTGACCGTGCGCGACTGGGTGGCGCTCACCGACGGCTCGAGCTCCGTCATCAACCGCACCGGCGTCCACGTGCGCCTCGTGTTCCTCATCAACGGGAGCCTGAAGACATGGGCCGTCGACTGACCTCGCTCCGCGCGCTCGGCGCGGTCACGCTGTTCCTCGTCGCGCCCGACCTCCTCGTCGGCGCCGGGTGCCGCTCGAGCGCGAGCTCGGCGCGCAAGGCCGTCGACGACGACGACGCGGCCGTCGACGCCAGCCTCGCGAACGCGGCCTGGACGCCTCCGCGCCTTGGCCTCGCGTTCCCGCAGCCGACCTGCAGCACGCAGGGGGTCGTCACCGCGACGAACAACCAGTTCGACATCAACTGCGCGCAGGGCGCCATCGGCCAGTGCGGCGGATGGATCGACGCCGGCGGCGGCGTGGCGGAGTTCACGGGGGTCGCATGCGGCACGCCGCTCGACGCCTCGGCGTCGGGCCCCACACTCCTCGCGACCGATGGTGGGGCCGCTGGCGTGTACGCGATCCCGTCCTACGCCACGGCGTGGGACTCGGGAGGCAGCGCGATCACGCTCCCCAACAACCAAACGTGCCTACTCGCACCCGGCACGACGAACGTCTTCGTCTGCTCGGAGCCTCTCGCGAGCGCCGTGAACGCCAACAGTGTGTGGACGACCGTTGGGCAAATCTACGTCCCGACCAACTACGGCTTGCTCATCGACGGCACGCACCTCTTCATCGTCGACTTTTCGTTCGACGCGGGCGGCGTACCAGCGATCTCGGGCAACGTCCTCAAGTGCGACCTGGAGCTCGTGGCGACCAACGCCGCGAACGCGAACCTCGTCATAACTCCTCAGGCGGGCGGCTCGCCGTCGAGCACCTGCGTCCCTCTCGCGTGCATCGCAGGCACGGGCAACAACGGAGCGGACGCCGGGCCCGACTCGGGAAGCGGCACGCAGTCCGGAAACTACGCCTTCCAGGCGTGCCAGGCCGACGGGGGCGGCTCGGCCCAGGTCATCCAGCTCCAGGTGCAGGAGAACGACGCGGGGTACGGCCTCGCGCGCGTCGTCGGAGGCATGCAATGGCAGCTCGTCGGGCATCCCTGAGTCGCGGCGCCGCGGTAGCGCTCCTCGCGGGCGCGGCGCTCATCCTCGCCGAGGCGCCCGCGCGCGCGATCTGGCCCTACAGCGGCGCGGGCGTGCAGCCCGTCTCGGCGATCACGGTGACCAATGCGACCGCCATCGGGACATCCGGCGGCAACGTCGTCGTGAACGGCACCGGCTTCGCGCAGCCCACCATCCAGTTCTCCCTGAACGGAACGGGGCCGTGGATCGCGTGCGCGACCTCGGGCACCGCGTGCATGCTCACGTCGAACAGCTCGAGCACGCAGATCGTCGTGAACTTCCCGGGCGAAGCCGCGGGCTTCTACGACGCGCTTGTCTCCAACAACGACGGCTCCACGAAGTACGCACCCAAGCTGCTCCAGGTGTTCACGGAGACCACGCCGATCGCGTGCGTCTCGAGCGTCGGCGCGCGCTACTGGGTGCGCGGTGACAGCGACGCCAACACGGGCTGCGGCACGGCGTCGACGTCCTGGACCGACAAGTCCGGTACGCAGTCGACGGGGATCACGCTCAACAGCGTCATCCACGAGTGCGGCAATAGCGACTTCCAGAGTCAACCGTTTTGGCTCATCGGAGGAAGTCCGTCTTCCGCGCAATTCGCCTCCTCCACCTTCAGTCTCTCGACGAACACGATCTGGGTCGCCGCCGCGGTGCGCCTTCTCGCCGCCGGCAGCAATCCGACGATCTGGACGTACGCAGGCGGAAAGGCGCAGATGCAGGGGAGCGCATCGACCGGAATACCCACGATCGGTAGCACTCCAGCCACGTGGACGAGCTCGATCGTGGGGTCGAGCGTTGACCTCATTGGGTACGTGCACGGCACGGGCAGCTCGTCGGAGACGAACGCGCTGAACGTCAACCTGCAACCGTACGTGACATCGACTGGAGCGATCGGAGAGCCGCCGACCACGGGTAACTTCTACATCGGCACCGACGGAAGCAACTACGCCGACATGGAGCTCTCGGACCTCGTCGTCTTCGACGGCGTCCCCACAACACCCGAGCAACAATGCGTCGGCCAATACATGAACCTCCGGTACGGGCTCTCGTCCCCACCGGTGTACACGGCGTCGACGATCCTCGGTGGGACGACGTCCACGGCGCAGAGTCTTCGGATCACGGGCGCGAACTTCGTCCCAGGCATGAGTGTCTCGCTCCAGCGCTCGGGCACGTCGTTCTGCAACTGCGCGAGCACGGCGACGTGCACGTACGTCTCGTCGTCGATCGAGGACGTGCAGTGCCCTTCGGGTGCGATCACGGCGGGGTCCGCAGACATCGTGCTCACCAACCCCGACCTCGGGCAGTCCACCAACCCGGGCGCCGCGACGGTGAGCGCGACGCCGTCGCCGATGCAGATCTTCGGCACCGCCGAGAAGCTCTACGCCGACAGCCAGTACGTCACGACGAGCAGCGGCAACATCGCGACCTGGCTCGACGAGAGCCTCCGCGGCAACACGGTCTCGACGAGCAACAACGTGGCGTACACGTCCTCCGATGCGACCTTTTTGGGCCTCCCATCGGGTACCTGGAACGGCAGCAACTCTTACGCCTACGCGAGCGCGGTAAACGGAGTGGCCGGTACCGACGCCATCCTGATCTGGGCCGTCTTCAAGATCTCCACGGCCGTCGCCGGCGGGATGATCGCGCAGTACACGGGCACGGACACCCTTCGCTTCGACCAGCGCAGCGCCGGCGTCCCTGGGATCTTCTTCAACGGGCTCGGGACCTCGTGGAGCACGAGCGTCACCGGCGCTCACCTCTGCTGGGTCTACGAGACCGGCGGGAGCTCGTGGACCCAGGGCGTGAACTGCGACAACGGCACGACGGTCACCGCGAGCCAGTCGGGCACGGGTCTCGGTCCCACCGGGCAGTTCACGATGGGGAACTTCGCGACCGACACCGGAAGCCTGGTCCTCAACGGGAAGATCGTGGCCGAGGGCCTCGTCGACTTCGGCTCGTCGGGGACGGCGGCGTCGGCGCAGGTCAACGACCTTTGCTACTGGGCATCGCAGAAGTACGGCACGTCGGGCACCAACTGTCCCACGGTCGAGTGAGGAGAGCCGCATGAGCGACGCTGGATTGACGCCCCTCAACGCCTACCTGATCGCGCCCCCCGAGGACGCACCATCCGTGGCTTCGTGGCATACGACGCTCGCCGGCGTCGGCGTGACGTGCGTGGATACGTGGGCGTCGTCGATCGTGAGCGACGCCTCGACGGTCGACGCCGCGGCGGTGTGGGACTGGACGCAGGACGCCTCGACACTCGAGGCCGACTGGACCACCGCCCTCAACCAGATCCAGACCGCACACCTCGTGACGATCGTCACGATGAGCGGCACGACGTCGACCGTGCAGGCCGAGATCGGGCAGTACGCGATCGACAGCGGCATCCCGCTCATCTACTGCGGCCCGGTGCACGACTTCCTCGCCGTGCAGCCCGTCGTCGTCGCGGCGACCACGCTCGCCGGCTGCAAGACGTACGCGCAGGCGATGGTGGCCTCGAGCGCGATTCAGGCGGCGCTCTCGTCCCCGAACGCGAGCCTCTACTCGGTGCGCACGGCCGTCTCGCAGTACATCCAGCCGCCGGTGCTCGTCGACGCCGGCGCCGCCCTCGACGCCGGCGCTGTGCAAATGGCGGCGCGCGCCCCCCACCACGGAGCGGCCGCGGACGACCACGCGAACGCCGCGGGGCTCGTCGCCGGCGCCGTCCTTGTCGCTGGGCTCCTCGCGGCGTCGATTCATTGGGGCCGCCGCCCCCGCTAGCTTCGGGCCCATGAGCAAGCGCGATCGCGACTCGAAGCCGAACCCCGACACGACGGAGCTCGTCGCCCAGACCCTCGAGGCGAGCCAAGAGGTCACCCGCGAGGCGGCCGCGCGCGCCGTCTCGCCCGGGCCCGACGCGGCCGCGCCGCCGGCGGTGCTCGCCGCGCCCCCCTCCTCGGCCCTCGATCTCGTCGGCGCGCTCGAGCGCGAGCTCGAGCTCGAGACGCCGTCGGCGCGCCTCCTCGCCGGCTACCTGCTTCTCTCGGCCGAGACCGAGGAGAGCCCCGAGGCGGTCCTCGGCCGCGCGCGCGAGCTCGCGCGCCAGCCGCTCGTCTGGGTCACCATTCGCCAGTCGAACCCCATCGCCCTGGCCCTCGCCTTGGACCGCTGCAACCTGCCCGTCGTCGCGCACGGAGCGCTGCAGCGCGTGCAGTCCGAGCTCGCCCGCGCGGCCGCGTAGCCCCGTCCGGAGCTCCGGGCGCCGACTCCTACGTTCGCGCCCGTGAGCGCAGCGGACATCGTCACGGTCGTCATCAGCCTCAGCGGGACGGTCTCGGCGACGGTCGAGGCCTTCGGCACGCCGGGGCTCTGCGGGTACCACACGCACTACACCGACCGCCTTCGCACGTACCCCACGGCGACCGCGCTCGCCCAAATGGTGACGGACGGCTTCTCCACGACGGAGCCGCTCTACCGGATGATGGAGGTCGCCTGCGCGCAGTCGCCCGCGCCCTCCGAGATCGCGATCATGCGCCGGGCACTGCCCTACACGCAGACGCTCCACATCGCCTTCACGAGCACGTCGACCGCCGACCCCCCGTACACGCTCACCGTCGTCGGCTCGGACAACGTCTCGCACACCTACACGCGGACCTCGACGGGTGTGCCGGCGACCGACGCCGCGGCGTTCGCGGCGCTCATGACCGCCGCGAACATCGGCACGGTCACGACCTCGACGAGCATCGTCACGATCACGCAGAGCTCCGGCAAGCTCACCGACCTGCAGAACTGGACGCCGGGCGGTTTGATGGTGATCACCGACGCGACGGCCGACCCCGGCATCGCAACCGATCTCGCCGCCATCGAGAACGCCAACGCGAACGGCTGGTACATCCTCACCCTCGACTCGAACTCGAAGGCCGAGATCGCGGCGGCGCAGGCCTGGATCGAGGCCACGGGGCAGGGGGGCAAGGTCGCCTGCTTCTCGAACGCGGACCGCGACTGCGTAAACAGCGGCGCGACCGACGACGTCTTCACCGCGCTCGAGCAGCAGAGCTACGAGAAGTGCTACGCGCAGTACTCGGGGCGCCAGCTCCTCTCGTACGGCGGCGTCGCCGCGGCCGCCATCGCGTGCGGGTTCAACCCGGGGCAGTACACGCTCGCCTTCAAGTCGCAGGCCGGCGTGCTCGCTGACACGTCCACCACGCTGACCGAGACCGAGCAGCTCGCGCTCGACTCGTACACGGTCTCGAACCCCGTCGTCGGCGGCAAGAACGGCAACTGGTACGCGACCGTCTCGGGCATCAACATGGCCTTCCCGGGCACGGCCCCGAAGCCCCAGTGGTTTGACGTCATCGTCTTCGTCGACTGGCTCCAGGCTAACCTGCAGGCCGACGTCCTCAGCTACTTGGCGGGGCAGACGGGCAAGGCCCCCTTCACCGACTTCGGTCTCCAGGGCGTCGGCAACACGATCAAGAACCGCCTCAACATCGGCGCCTCGCCGCAGTACGGCGGCATCGACGGCTCGCAGCCGATCACGGTCAACGTGCCGACGGCGGCGAGCTTCTCGCAGTCGCAGAAGAACAGCCGCGCCGCCACGGGCTTCTCGTTCTCGTGCACTCTCTCCGGCGCCCTCAACGGCGTCCCAGTTCAGGGAACGGTGGTCCCGTGAGCAACGCCCAGCAGCCGGCCGTCTACAGCCCGAACCGCATTCTCATCGAGTTCGGGGGCGTCGGGATCTCCAAGGGCACGGGCGCGAGCGGCTACGGCGAGGACGAGTTCTGCAAGATCACGCAGGACGGCCCCTCGTACACCTACCGCAAGGGCGCCGACGGCTCGGTCGCCCGTGAAGAGACGAACGAGCCCGTCACGATCGTCCGCATCACGCTGATGAACTCGTCGAAGGGGAACGCCGTCTTCTCGGGGTTCTGGAACCAGGACACGCAGAGCCCCAACGGCGCCGGCATCACGACGCTCGTCATCAAGGACCTGAACGGCACGTCGCTCTACGAGTGGATGTGCGCGTGGGTCGCCGTCCCGCCCGAGAAGACGTTCGGCAAGACGGTGAAGGAGTGCGTCTGGGAGCTGCACTGCACGGCCCAGACCGTGCGCGTCGACGGCGGCAACTGACGACCCCGCGCGCGCTCTACGTTCGCGCGCATGAAGACCGAAGAGAAGAAGATCGACGGCTTCCGCTACATGATGCGGCAGCTCGGCGGCGAGACCGGACGCGCCGTCGCGCTCCGCTTGATGCGCCCCCTCGGCGCGGCCGTGAGCGCGGCGGTCGCGCAGGCCGGGCAGGGCGCCGTCTCTCTCGAGAAGGTCATCGGCTACGGCGCCGGCGCCGCGCTCGAGAAGCTCTCCGAGCCCGACCTCGTGTTCGTGAGCGAAAGGTTCGCCGAGCAGACGACCGTCTGGATTCCCGACGCCGCGGGGCGCCTCTTCGAGCAGCCGCTCCCCACCGTCTTCGATGACCACTTCGCCGGCCGCTACGACGCCATGTTCGAGTGGCTTCGCTGGGGGATCGTCTTCAACCGTTTTTTCGCCGGAGCCCTCGAGCGACTGGCGGCGCAGAGGGCGGCGGCCGAGGCGGAGAAGAGGGCCACGTCCAAGTCCCCGACGGCATCGACGGATGGAAGTGGCGCCTCATCTGCGCCGGCGGACGGATAAGGGCCCCGAGTCCGCGCGAGCTCGAGGAGGAGTGGTCGTACGAGGACGCCGAGGAGGCGCACGCCGTGCTCGATGCATTCGACGAGGCCGAGGAGCGGGAGCGCGCGCGCCAGCGCCGTGAGTCGGCCAGCCGCGCCGCGCAGGGGGGCCGATGAGCGCCCTCCGCGAGCTGCTCGCGATCTTCGACATCAAGGTCGACGAAAAGGAGCTCGAGCACGGGAGCAAGTCGATCAACGAGTTCCAGGAGAAGCTCGAGAAGATCGCCAAGACCGTCGGCGAGGTGTTCCTCGGCCGCGAGCTCTTCGAGTTCATCAAGGGGACCGTCGAGGCGGACGCGCATCTCCAAGACCTCGCGACCCGCCTCGACATCTCGGCGCAGTTCCTTCGCTCCTTCGGCCGCGTCGCTGAGGACGCCGGCGTCGACTCGGAGAGCGCCGCCAACGCGCTCGGCCTCCTGCAAAAGAACCTCGGCGAGGCCTCGACCAAGGGCGGCGAAACCGCGGCCGCGTTTGCGAAGCTCGGCGTCGCGCTCAAGAACCCCGACGGCTCCGCGCGCGACCTCCGCGAGGTCCTCGGCGAGGTCGCCGATGGGATGAGCGCCCTTCCGGGCCAGAACGAGCGCGCCGCCGTCGCGATGCAGCTCTTCGGCCGGTCGGGCCGCGAGCTCGTGCCGGTGCTCAGCAAGTTTCACGAAGGTCTCGACGAGGCGCTCGCGGAAGCGGATGCCCTCGGCAACGGCCTCGGCGACGCGTTCTACGCGAACGTGAAGAAGGCGGCCGACGGCTTCGAAATGTTCGCCTTCGGCCTCCAGTCGCTCAAGGACCGCGCGATCGCGGCGATCCTTCCGGCGATCGAGGACTTCGGCAAGCTCCTCAAGACGGGCGTCGAGTGGCTCCTCGAGGCCGACAAGAAGACCCACGTCGTGCAGGCCACCTTCGTCGCGCTCGCGGTCGTCGTGGGAGGCCTCTTCGCGAGCGCGCTCGGCACCGCGGCGGCCGCCGCCTGGGCGCTCGTCGCGCCGTTTCTCCCCCTCGCGGCGGCGATCGCCGCGGTCGTGTGGGTCGTCCAGGATCTCTTCGCCGCCATGAACGGCGGCGAGTCGGTCATCGGCGACGTCGTCGAAAAGCTCGGCGGCGTGGGCGCGAAGACGCAGTTCGTGGCGCAGCTCAAGGACGCTTGGGACGCGACGACCAAGGCGATCAACTCGACCGCCTACGGCCTCGGGTTCTTCATCGGCCTCTTCGCGGGCTTCGGGAAGGTCGTCCTCGGCAGCGACATCGTCAAAACGATCTTCCTCGACATCGTAAAGGCCATCCTCGCCGCCGGGCGCGCGCTCGCCGGCTTCATCTCCGCCGTCGCCGCGATCCCGCAAGCCATCCACACGGGCTCGCTCAAGCCGATCACCGACGTCATCGACAAGACGGGCGACGCCATCTTCGGCAAGGGGGGAATCTTCGGCGACGCCGGCCTCGGGCAGACCTCCTCCAAGCTCGACGACTACGGCGTCCCCGCCGCCAACCTCGGCATGGCCCCGCGCCTTCGGAAGGGCGCGAGCGGATCCGTGGACACGAGCGCGCTCGACCTCGGCTTCGACCCGCTCGCCCTGACGCCGCGGCACGTCGCGACGCTTCCGCTGCGGGGTGGGGCAGGGGGCTCGCCGGCGCCAGCGGCCGCGCCGCACGTGCAGCAGACCAACCACTACGACGTCACCGTCCACACCGCGAGCGACCAGCCGAAGGCCGTCGGTGACGCCGTCGGCACCGGGATCTCGAGCCAGGGGCAGAAGGACCTCGAGGCGGCGCTCGTCGCGGCGGTGCGCCAATGAAGCTCCCGGTGATGAGCCCTCAGGGGCGCCTCGCGAACGCGTACCTCACGTACGTCGACGCGAGCGGCACGACCCAGACGCTCGTCTTCGACGTCGTCGAGAGCGAGGAGTGGGAGGCCGGCTCGGACATCAGCGAGTCCCCCGTCGAGATCGGCGCGAACATCACGGACAACATCCGCCCGACGCTCCGGCGCTGCACGCTCAAGGTCTACGCGTCGAACAAGCCGATCCTGGCGAGCCAGTGGGCCAACGGCACCTTCGGCCCCGGCGACGGCTTCACGCTCCCCGCGCAGCCGTTCGCGCCGCCCCCCACGTCGATCACCGTCAAGCAGTGGAACAGCCACTTGATGGACCGCATCCTCGCCAACACCGCCGGCGGCGCGCTCGGGAGCTTCGCCGGCTCGGCGGGGGGCGCGGCGGGTGCGCTTGCGGGCTCGCTCATCGGCGGCGCGCTCTTCACGCCCGAGGAAGTGGACACGGTCGTTCCCGCGAAGCTCGGGCTCTCGCCCCCGCCGGCGCCGGCGACGCTCAACCCGAGCGTGTGGGGCTGGGACAACCCGACCGACTTCGTGCAGCAGACCCTCCAGCTCCTCGAGTCGCTGCGTCAGCAATCGCAGACCTTCGACCTCATCGGCACGAAGGAGGTCTGCCTGGGCACGACGCCGGGCCTCGGCGGCATGGCCATGGAGGGCTTCTCGTACGTGCGCGGGAAGGAGGAAGGCTCGGGCGCGAGCATCACGCTCGTCTTCAAAGAGTTCCGGGTGGTCTCGACCGTGACCGTGCCGGCGCCGGCGCCGACGCTCCCCCGCACCAAGCCCCCCGTCGCGAAGGGAAACCAGGAGGGGAGCTCGGCCGCTGACGCCGCGCAGAAGGCGGCCGCCGCGTTCCTGCAGGGGCTAGAGGACGGCATCCAGACGACGACCAGCGCGCTCGGAGGCGGCTCGTGAGCGCGGTCCTCGTGCCCACCGGCGACGAGTCGGGCGGCTACACGCAGACGACGACGCTCGACGGCACGCAGTACGTGCTCTCGTTCGCGTACTCGCAGCGGAGCGATTGCTGGTACCTCAGTCTCTCGACCCCGGACGGGGAGCTCATCGCCGCGGGCATCAAGCTCGTCTGCAATTGGGACCTCCTCTGGAAGTGCGTCTCGCCGCTCCGGCCGCCGGGAAAGCTCTACGTCCTGTCGAACACGACCGACACGTCGACCCCCGGCCTCGAGGACCTCCTCCCGAGCGCGCGCTGCCAGCTTCTCTACTCGCCCGCTGCCGACGTCGCCGCGGCCGCGGCGGCCGCGAGCTCGTCATGACGCAGGCCTTCGTCGACCCGAACGTCCTCTTCGGACGCCGCCTGAACCTCCTCGTCGGCTCGCTCTCCATCCCCGCGGGCCAGGGGACGGGCCTCGACGTGGAGTTCACGGTCAAGCGCGGCGTCAAGATCACGCAGCAGTCGATGGCGCCGCAGCCGAACACCTGCGACCTCACCATCTTCAACCTCTCGCCGAACCACCGGCAGCAGATCGAGGCCTCGTCCACCTCGAACGCGAAGTCGCCGCCCGTCCCCGTCGCGATCGCCGCGGGCTACCAGGGGATCTCGCACACCATCTTCGCCGGCGAGCTCCGCACCGCGCACACGGTCACCGTGGGTCCGCGCAAGGCCACGACCCTCACGACCGGCGACGGCGACAAGGCGCTCACGCAAGCGCGGCTCACCCTCGCCCTCGGCAAGGGGAGCTCGGCGAAGCAGGCGCTCCAGCAGATCGTCGCGTCGCTCGGCGTCGGCGCGGGGAACCTCCAGAGGGCGATCACGCTCCTCGAGCAGCAGCCGCTCGCTGCGTGCCTCTTCGCGCGCGGCATAACGTTCAAGGGCGCGGCGGCTGACATCATGAGCGACTTCTGCCGCTCCGTGGGGCTCGCGTGGAGCATCCAGAACGGCGCGCTGCAGTTCACGTCGCTCGGCGAGCCGCTCGCCGGGCAGGCGATCCTCATCGACTCGCAGCACGGGATGACGAGCTCGCCGACCGTCGACACGAAGGGCGTCCTCACGGTCAACACGGAGATGATCCCCGGCATCGTCCCGGGCATCGCCATCTCTGTGCAGGCCGCGAACATCCAAGGGGGGTTCCGGGTCCTCCGCGTCACGACCAAGGGCGCGACCGACGGCAACGACTGGGGCCACGAGATCGAGGCGCAGAGGTACTGATGCCCCTTCGCAGCGTCACGCTCAGCGACGTCCAGGACGCGGGGCTCTTCCGCCTCGTGAACAGCCTGCACAAGGTCTACCCGGGGATCGTCGTCGCCTACCACCCGAGCGCCGCGGGGAGCTCGCCGGCAACCGTCGACGTGCAGCCGGCCATCAACGATGTGCGGTTCGATCCGGTGCTCGGGACGCGTGTCTCCGAGCCCTGGCCCGTCGTCCCGAACGTTCCCGTCGCGTGGCTGAACCTGGCCGGGTGCACGATCGCCGGCGCGCTCGCCGCCGGCGACGACGTCACGCTGCTCTCGTTCGACCTCGACCCCACGCAGTTCTTCGCGACGGGGAAGGTGAGCGACCCCGTCGACACGCGGCGGCACGGCGGCGGCTACTGGCTCGCGGTGCCGTTCTCGCTGCGCGATGCGTTCGCCGTCACCGACCCCGGCGGCAACCTCGTCTTCACGGGCCCGCGGGGTGGGGGGACCATCGTCTTCGGGGAGGGGGCCACGGCGTTCGTGGCGCTCGCGTCGCTCGTCAACGCGGAGCTCGGGAAGATCGCGGACGCGTTCAAGTCCTTCGTGCCCGGGACCGGCGGGGCGTCCTTCACCGAGCCCTACACGACCGCCGGCGACGTCTCGTCGACCCTCGTGAAGGCGAAGTAGCCCGCCGCCCCATTCCTAGCTTCGCGGGCGTGAACCACGCCCGCGCGAAGGCTCTGCCGCTTACGGACCCCGATCCGCGCGCTCGAGCGCTCGCTGCGCTCACGGCCGACGGCTTCGAGCTCGAGGAGGATCCGCCCGACTCCGGCCCGCGCGTAAGCGACCTCGTCTTCCGCGAGGAGGCGATCGCCAACGGCGCGCGCTCCAAGGGCCCCGCCGCCCTCTGCAAGTACTGCGGGGCGTGGTCGCACTCGGCGCGCGGCCACCGCCGCTTCGTCCAGCTCCGGGACCTCCGCGCGGCCGCCGCCCCCGACGAGGGCCCGTGAGCACCGCGCCCCTCTACCAGTGGGCGCGCGATCCGGACGACCCGGACGACATGCTGCTCCCCACGATCGGCAACGGCGCCGACGCCATCGAGACCGACCCGGCCACGTGCGCGCAGATCAAGTTCGGGAGCGTCTTGAAGTTCGTGCTCGGCGAGTGGGCGTTCGACACGTCGCTCGGCTTCCCGTGGCCGCAGCAGGTCTGGGGCCAAAAGACCCCTGACCTCGTCTCCCTCCGCCACACCTTCCAGCGCTACATCCTCGCGACGCCGCCGGCGGTCGCGATCGCCGATTCGCAGATCGCCTTCGACCGAGAGGCGCGCGTCGGCAAATACGCCTTCCAGGTCACGATCACGAGCGGCCAGACGGTCTCGGTGCCGTCGTGACGATGTACGGCGTCACCCCCCAGGGCTTCGTGAGCAAGCCCTACTCCGAGCTCGTCGAGGAGACCAACGGCGACGTCCTTGGCCAGGTCCAGAACGTCGACCTCTCGCCCGACCAGCCTCTCGGGCAGGTCATCGGGATCATCTGCGGCAAGCTCGCCGAGGTCTGGGAGCTCGGCGAGGTCGCCTACGACAACACGAACCGCGGCAACGCCGAGGGCGACCAGCTCGACAACATCGGGAGCATCACCGGGACCATCCGGCTCGGGGAGTCGCCGAGCCTCGTGCCCGTGGTCTGCGTGTTCAACGCGGCGGGGACCCACGCCCCGGGCTCCCTCGTCATCTCGCTCGTGGGTCTACCGAGCATCCAGTTCGCGAACCAGGACACGATCGTCGTGCCGACCACCGGGGACAACCCCGGGAACATCAGCCCGACGAACACGTGGTCGAATGCCGGCAACCCGTTTCTCTTTGCGTCGACCGAGCTCGGGCCCGACTACGGCAACGCAGTCATCGCCGCGGGCGGCGCTGGCCAGCTCACGGTGATCGTGCCCGTGGCCGGATGGGTCAGTGGGACGGGGCAGAGCCCCGTGACGCTCGGCACGCTCGTCGAAGAGGACGCCGACTACCGCGTCCGGCAAGAGGACGACCTCAGCGCCGCGGGCAACAACACGCTCGACGCGACGCGCGCCGCCATCCTCGAGGGGCTCCAAGCGATCCTGGTCGTCGGGGCCGCCGTCGAGATGTACGAGAACACGTCGCTCCAGTGGGACCCGGTGACGGGCCTTCCTCCGAAGAGCTACATGGCCGTCATTTGGTTCGGCGGAGGGTCGCCCTCGAGCGCGGTCCAGACGGCGATCGCCACGGCGATGTGGGCCAATCACCCGGGCGGGATGCAGGACTTCGGTTCTTCCTCGCTGACGGTCGTCGACTCGCAGGGCACGACCCGCACCGTCTACTACCAGGAAGCGAGCCTCGTCCTCGTCAGCGCCTCGATGACCGTCTACGTCGCCAACCTCGCGATCCTGTCGCCGACGGAGAAGAGCGCGCTGCAGAGCGCGGTCTCGCTCGCGCTGACCCAAGCATCGCAGGGGCAGTCGTTCACGCTCTACGGCACGACGGTCACGCCCGGCGAGGGCGCCGTGACCACGCTCTCGCCCGGGCAAGACGTCATCGCGAGCGCGTTCAAGTCGATCGCCCAAGGCCAGTCAGGCGTCGTCGACGTGCAGAGCTTCGTGCTCACGGTGACCTCGGGCCCCGGGACCGTCGAGGCGAGCGGAAACGTCTCCGTTCCCATTTCGTCGAACGCGCAGCTCTCCGTCCCCACGTCGTCAATCACGCTCGCGCAGTTCAACCCGGACGCGTAGCCCCGTGCTCCCGACCCTCGACCTCAATCACGTGGCCGAAGGGCTCGCGTACTTGATCTCGCAATACCAGGGGAAGAAGAACATCACCGCCGTCCTCACCGCGTGCCTGAACCGCATCCAGGACGCGGAGAACATGCTGTGGGACGTCATCGAGTCCCAGTGGCTCTCGACGACGGCCGTCCCGACGGGGGCGCCCACGCAAGCGCTCCTCCAGCTCGCGGACCTCGTAAAGTGCCCGACCTCGGGCCTCTCGGGCGCGCAGCTCGCTTTCCTGCTCCCGATCTGGCGCGCCGCGCGCCGCTCGGAGGGCCTCGCCGAGGACCTCATTCAGATCCTCGCGACGGCGTTCGGGAAAGGGAACTACGCCTACGCCGAGTACTACCCGGCGGCCTACGAGGCTGTCGTCCCGAACGTCCCCGACCCGACGCTCGTCGCGCCGCTTGTCTCGGCGCTCGCGATCGCGCGCGACCCGGGCGTCTACGCCGTCGTCGCGTGGGGCAACTGGCCGGCGGCTACCTTCGCGTTTGCCAGCCGCTACGCGAGCGGACAGGGAACAGGCTTCAAGGACACCTACTCGGGAGCGAACGCGATGGGGCTTCTCGCGGCGGCGGTGGCGTAGATGGGCAGCAACACGAACCCGCTTCTCGCGGGCCTGCCGTGGGCCAACGGAACGAACTACCCGTCGGGCAGCTACGGGTGGAGCGGGCAGCCCATCAAGGTCACGCCGGCGTACAGCTACTTCACGCCGAGCCCCCAGTTCGCGCCGTCGGCCGAGGAGTTCAACGCGCTCCTCAATCAGCGGGACCTCGCGCTCCTCGATCTGTACGGACGCATCGGTCAGCTCGACGGCACGAACTTCGGACCGCCGACCGCGCAGAGCCAGACGCTCACGGGGATCGTGTGGAGCGCCTTTGGAGGCTACTGGCTCGCCCTGAACGCGTCGGGCATCGACAACACCGTGTACTGCAGCGTCGACGGGCGATCGTGGTCGACGAATGGCGGCGGCGCGACACTGGGGCACCCGCCGCTCTCGATCGCCGTACGCGCCTCGGATGGCGTGGCGATCGCCTGCACCGCGACGTCGGGGTCGGGCCAGGTCTATGTCCTCGCCCCCGACACGCCGGGGTGGACCGCCAACGCGGGACCGGGCTACTCCGTCTCCGGTTTCTGGCCGGTCTCGGCGACCGTGTACGACGGGAGCTTCGTCGTCGCCACGAGCAACGGTCACTTCTACACCTCGACCAACGGCTCGACGTGGACGACGGGGACCGGGACGCCCCCGACGTTCACGTCGGGGCTCTTTGTCCAGGGCAACGGCAAGCTGCTCTTCCTCAGCGTCGGGGGCACGACCTACAGCTACTCGTCGGACGGCGCGACGTGGACGGCCGGCACGATGCCGACGCTCCTCACGAACGAAAAGATCACGGGCGCAACCTTCGACGACGTCGTCGGCGTCTTCATCATGACGGTGGGCACAACGGGAACGACCCGCGTTTTTATCTCTTCCAACGGGACGACGTGGACGGTGCTCGGGAAGACGTTCGCGCGCGGGTGGCTGCCCTCCTATCCGGGCGCGAGCCAGATCGTCGCCAACGGCAACGAATGGCTGCTCGTCCTCCCGCTCCCCTCGAACAACGGCAACCTTCGTCCCGTCCTGTCCATTGACGGCGGAGCAAGCTGGGGTCTCGTGCCGCTCCTGCTCAACTCGGCCTCGGACGAGTGCGGGGTCTTCACGAACGGTCAGCAGTACTTGGCCTCGGACGCGTTGCCCTCGACGTCGGTGTCGCTGCTCATCGGGGTTCCGGCGGTCAGCGCCGACTATTAGGCCGGCTCTCGATTCCTACGTTCGCGCCCGCATGGCGAACGTGGACAAGCCGGCCGACCCGCCGACGCTGCCTTCCCAGCGGAGCGCGGCGATCGCGGCGGAGGAGAAGGTCGAGCAGCAGGCCAAGTGGGGCGAGCTCGCCGCCACGAATGACCGCGTCGACCGGCTCGAGCAGCTCCTTAAGGAGTACGCGCGCGACACCGCGACCGCCGTGCGCGGCCGCGTCATCACCACGCCGCCGCCGCCCCAACCACTCGAGAGCATCCACGCGATCCAGCAGACCGTGAGCCGTCAACCTTCGAAGACGTTCGACGTCGTCACGAAGGGGATCGCCGTCGTCCTCATCCTCATCATCGAGTGGTTCTTCCACCACTGAAAGGACTCGCGCCATGCCGCCCGTCATCGCCTTCCTGCTCTCGAGCCAATTCTGGACGGACGTCGCCGCGGTGGTCGGCGCGCTCATGTCGCTCTTCGGCGCCTGCGGATACGTGCTCGGGGCGCTCGGCGCGTACTTCCCCAAGCTGATGCCCGTCGCCGCGTGGTTCACGAAGGTCCACGATGCGCTCGGCCGTTCGCACCTCGCCGGCCAGGCGTTCGGGGCAAAGCTCCGTCGCAAAGCGCCCCCGACGGAACGGGCGTTCGTGCGCCTCGATCTCCTGCTCGCGGTCCTCGCCTTCGGCGCGCCCGCCGCGATCGCCGCGTTCCTGCTCTTCGGATGCGGCCTCGGCGCCGCGGCGCCCAGCGCGCTCACGCTCGAGCAGTGCGAGGCGAACGTCATTCACGCCCAGGACGGCGGGATCGATTTCTGGACGGTCGTCGAACAGTCGATCGAGCAGTGCGGCGGCGACCTTGGCCTGACCATCGCCGACGTCGTTACCGCGCTCGCGAGCTCCAAGGACCCCGCGCTCGCGCCGTATGTGGCGGAAGCGAAAGCAACGCTCGCCGACCCGAGCAAGATGCAGGCGCTTCGGATGGGCCTCAAGCACCAATGAGGACGCTCCTCGCCTCTGCGATCGCGCTCGCGATCCTCGCCGGGTGCCGCTTGCCGGCGACGCCGGCGACCGACGCCGGCGACGCGGGCACCTGCACCAACGTCATCGTCGTCGGCATCGACGCCGGCGCCGTCCCCTCGACCCCCGGCTACTGAGGCGCTCCCATGAAGGGCTTCTGTCTCATCAACGAGTCGACCGACCCCGCGTTCCCCACCGCGAAGGTCCTCGCGATGGTCCCGGAGTTTCAGGCGCAGCAGATCGAGCTCGCGGCCGCGTGGCAGCGGCTCGTCACGCAGGTCATGCAGGCGGACAGCGAAGCGGCCGCGCCCCAGGACGACGAGTGGGTCCTCACGAAGTTCGTGGACACGCTCGACGACCCCGACGCGCTCGCCTACCACACGACGACGACCGGCGGCCGTCCGCTCATCCTCATCGGCGTCCAGGTCATCAAGAAGAACGCCGCCGCGGGCTCCGACTGGGTCCTCGGACCCGACGGCGTCTCGACGGCCGCGAGCCACGAGCTCGCGGAGGCGGACATCAACCCGTACTGCTCGTTCTACGCGCCCCTCGACGCGAGCACGTGGATCCCCATGGAGGTCTGCGACCCGACGCAGGGCGACACCTACCAGCGCGTCGCCGGCGCGCCGTACGTCGCAAACTTCGTGACGCCCCGCTACTACTCGGAGGGCGCGGGGCCCTACGACCGCATGGGCGTCGTCACGGCGCCCCGGCAGATCCGGCCGGGCGGCTACCAGCAGGAGCTCGTCGGCGGCCCGAACGGCACGTCGAACGCCGTCTTCGGCGAGCGGCTCCCCGCCTGGAAGCGAAAGGCGCTCTTCTGCAAGGGGTCGCGCTTCGCGACGCTCCACGCGCGCGGAACGCAGATGGACGAGCTCTCGCAAGCGCGTCGTGGCCGCTCGAGCTTTCAGGCGATGCTCGACGAGCGACGCCGCGAGCTCGCGGCGGTCCGCGCCGAGCTCGCGGCCGAGCGCAAGAACAAGCCCTTCGCTGGGCACGGCGGGTGAGCGGCGATGCGCCCCGCGGAGATCGTCCAGGTCGACCTCGGCCGCGGTACGACCGAGTACCGCGTGGGCCAGGCGGAGACGCCTGACGAGGCGCTCGTGAAGCTGCTTGGCAAGTTCGACGTCGCCGGGCCGTACTTCACCGGCGAGCGCGAGCTGCGCCGGCCGCCGATGGCGCGCGCGCGTGCGCGCGACGTCATCGCGATCTGCGACTCGATCGCGAAGCGGGCCGCACGCGTCCTCGCGGAGCCAGGCGTTCGCGCCGCCGGCGCCCGATGACGTCCGAGCCGCCGGGGCCGCCCGACGAGCCCACGCAGGTCGTCTGCCCGAAGTGCGACGGCAACCCGTTCGAGGGCGAGCTCGCCGAACGCTGCGGGCTCTGCGACGGAACGGGGCTCGTCGACCTCGGCACACGTCGGCGCTGGCTCGAGGAGCGGAAGGACCGGAAGCGATGACAATCCGCCCGAGCGTGCTCGATCAGTGGGTGCCGTTCTCGGTCACCTTCGAGAGCTTCCTCGATTTCCTCTACCTCGACGACGAGGGGCTCGTGACGATCGGCATGGGGCTGCTCGTCGACCCGCAGAAGTACCTCGCGGGGATCGACTTCGTCTTCCCGGCGACGGGGAAGCCCGCGGGGCCGGCGGACGTCGCCGCCGCGTGGCTCAAGGTGAAGGGGCTGCAGAAGCTCGCGAAGGGTGGGGGGGCGGGCTTCGCGTCCTTCACGACGATCCGGGCCACCGCCGATAGCCTCACGCGCGCGGCGCAGCGGAAGCTCGCGGCCGACGTGGCGCTACTCCTCCCGTTCTTCCCGGCGTTCGCAGCCTTCCCCGCGGCCGGACAGCTCCTCATCCTCTCGATGGCCTGGGCTATGGGACCCGAGGAGTTCGCGAAGTGGCCGCACTTCTGCGCCGCCGTGAACGCCGGCGACTGGGCCGCCGTCGCCGTGCCCCACGGCGCGCCGGCGAGCTGCGAGATGAGCGAGGTCGGCGAGAACGCGTCGTTCCACCTTCGGAACCTCGCCAACCTCGAGCTCGCGAAGGCTGCGGCGATCGCTGTCGAGCACGAGCTGCTCGACGACCTCGACGTCGCGAGCATCATCGCCGCGGCGCGCGCCTATTCGGCGCAGACGCCGGTGCCTGGGCTCACGTAGACGCAACGCGCGTCGGAGTACTCCTCGAGCCAGTCGCACCGGCTGGAGCTGCGGCATTGGACGTCCGCCTTGTGAAGCAGATCGCAATAGAGGTCGGTCTCGTAGGCGTTCAGCTTCCGGGCCTCGTGCGTCGAGTCCGCTGACACCATGCACCGTTTGTAGCTGCTCACGAGACGATCGGCCTGCGCGGCCGCCTGGAGCGCATTCGGGGCGCGGTCGGCGCAGCGCTTCGAGCAGCTCTTCTGCGCTTCGCTCGACATCACGACGTCGATTCGCGCTCCGAGCTCATCAAGCTTTGGTCCGTCTTTCGCGCGGGCTGCGCTCATAGCTTCGTCCGACGACGGCATCGAGGGCACCGGCTCCTGAGCCTGGGCGAGACGACATGTCGTTAAGGCGTGCCCCTTCGCATCGACAAACGCCTGGATGCAGCGCGCCTCCTCAGCCTGTTCGACGCTATTGGCTCTATCGGCGGCCTGCTTCACACATTGCTGAAGACACTGCGAGCGGTCGTGCAGGTTCTCGATCGCGAGACATGGCGAGAGCTTCAATGCATCCACGCACGAGCCTAGTGCGCTCGAATACGCGGCGACACGACGATTGATCTCATCGCGACAGGGGATAGCGTCGGCCGGTCTCGTGCATCGGGACTGAATGAGGGGCATGGCGCAAGCGCGCACGCTCCCGACCTCACCCGCGATGCAGGCATCGAGGGGGTCCTTGACGGCGCTCGTCGCGGGCGACGACTGCGCACCCGCGACGATCGCGATCAGAGAGACGACGGCAAACGCTCGAACGTGTGGATGCGGGTGCATGCGAACCCTCCTGTCGGGGCGATCTCTCATCGTGACCCGTCCGCGGCGCTCTGCGAATCACCCCGCGGGGGGATGCGCTTCCGCGCAGGTGAGGGGACGTCGACCTTCGTGCGCTTCTTCCGCTGGTGGTCGCGGGCGTACGCCCGGCAGCGCGAGCAGTAGCCGACGGCCTGATCGTTCGGGCGGGTGCAGCGCGGGCAGAGACCCTCGGCGATGTCGGCGGCGTACTGCAAGCGGACGACCGCGCGGCACGCGCTGCAGGTCACGAAGCCAGCCTCCTTCTCCTTCCCGCACGTGTAGCAGAGGCCTTGCGCGCGGCGTGCGCCACGCTTCTCGGCCTCCTTGGCGCGCGCGATCGCCCGACACGAAGGGCATGAGCGGAGCGCGGTTGGGTTGGGCTTCGCGCAGTCGATGCAGAGCCCCTTGCTGGCGCGACGCGCGCGCCACCCGGCGGAGTACTCGGAGTGCGCGTGGGGGCTCGGTTCGGGAGGGGGAGGCGGCGCAGGCTCGACGTCGTCGGCCACGCTCACCTTCCTCTTCAGGCGGATGATGCTGCGGCACTCCTCGCACGCGCGGAACCCGGAGTCGTTCGGCTCCTTGCAGCGCGTGCAGAGGGGGAGGAGGGGGGAGGCGGCGTTCATCGCGCGCGCTCCTTGCTCCATCGGGTCGCGAGCTGGGTGATCTCGCGCATGGTCTTCCGGATGGCCACGCGAACCACCCGCGGCCGAGGGAGGTCGTACTTGATGGCCTTTATTTGTTCTTCGCGCGACAGAAGCTCGCGCGTGTACCGGAGCGCGTAGCCGTAGTCGCGGAAGCCTTCGCTCGGCGTCACGGGACTTACCTGGAAGTCCTCGAAGATCGCGTCGACGATGTACCAATCTTCGAACCTCACGACGACCTCGTCGGGGTCCCGTCGACCCGGAACCCGAACCGCGTCTCGCAGAAGCCGAAGTACATGAGAAGCGCCGTCATGAGCGCCCGCTCCGCCTTCTGCACCGCAAGGTGACGACGCCCGAGCTCGTCGACGCCCGCTTCGCTCTCGTGCACCCGAGCGAGCGCGCACTGATGGACGCGGCGCTGCTCGTAGACCTCGGCCGCGTAGCCGTCGAGGATCTTGGAGTTGCGCCCGCTCACGGCTTCCTCGCCTTGTACACGACGCTCGAGGACGTCTTGACCGCACCGATCGCCTCGAGGCGCTCGCGCGCGACCTTGGCGGTCTTCGCGTCGCTGACGGCCTCGATCGCCGTCCACGACGTCTTCTGCTCGATCGCGAAGTCGAGCTCGAGCTCCTCGAGGACCTCGAGCGCGCCGGGCGCCATGAGGTCCGGGGTCGCGCTCACCTGGGGCTTGCCCGCGTAGACCTGCCCCTTGCCGACGGGGAAGCCCCCGCGCGCGTCCGCCCAGGCCTTCACCTCGCGCTCGTAGGCCTCGAGGCGCTCTTCCGCGTACGCCTTGAAGAGCTTCATGGCGACGAGCTTCTCGGCGGCGTCCGCGTCGCTCGCGATGGGCTTCTCGAGGTTCCGGACGCGCACGAGCTGCTCGGCCGGCAGGAGGGCGACGGCCGACTCGGCGTACTCCGCGGTCGCCTTGCACGCGGCGCGCGCGCCGCAGTGGCGCTCCTCGCACCAGGGGCCTTCGTTCGCGTCGGCCGCCGCGGGCGCGCTCGCGAGCTTGGCGAGCTCGAAGGCCTCGGCGTCGAGCTCGAACTCCTCGAGCTCGTAGGGCTCCTCGAGGACCTCGCGGTCCGCCCAGACGTGCACCACGGTCGCCTTGGCCCGCGTCACCCCGAACGCGCGCGCCGCGAAGAGCGCGCCCGTCTGGGCCTGCGCCTCGGCGTCGACGTGGTCGGGGCCGAAGTGGCACTTGTACTCGACGTAGCGCACGAAGGCGCCGTGCTGGTCGACCCCGCGGCAGAGGAGGTCGAGCCGCATCGGGATCTCGCCCTCCTTCACGCCGTACTTGGCGCGGAGCTCGGGGACGGCGTACCAGCGCGCGTCCTCGCCGGGCGGGTCCTCGAGGACGCGCGCGGTGTCCGCGGCGGGGTCGTAGGCGATCGCGAGCTCGGGGCGCATGCCGATGAGGCCGCGGCTCGCGCGCTCGAGCCAGTCTCGGAGCCTCCCGAACATCATCCGGAGCTCGGGGTCCTCGAAGGGCTCGATGACCTCGCCGCTGACGTAGCGCGCCGCGGCCGCGTGGATCTCGCGCCCCTTCGAGGCCTCGGGGCTGTCGCCGTCGGTCCACGCGACGTCGCCGCGCATCCAGTAGGTGCAGTGGCGCGCGAGCTCGCTCCGGCTCCCGGAGTGCTTGACGAGGTTCATCGGGCACCTCCCGCGCGGGGCGCCATGGCGATGACCGCGCCGGCGCGGTTTTGCGCGACGGCGATCGTGGGGCCGGTGACGGCGCCGAGGCGCACGAGGGCCGCGGCCTTCGCCTCCTTGGCCCACGCGATGTACGCCTTCGTCGCGTTGCGGCCGCCGCCGGCGGCGATCGTCTTCGTCCAGAGCTTGCGCGCCTCGTCCTCGGTCGGGACCGCGGCCCATTCGGGAGCGAGCTTGGCGACGTTGGCGCGGTCGTTCGGCGTGAACTCGCCGTCGCGCCCCTCCGCGCTCGGCAAGGGATCGGGCGCCGGCGGCGACATCGGAGCGGGGCTGGGGGGGGGAGCGGCGGGGGGAGGGGGAGGGGCCGC